GCGGGTGTCCCGCCTGGCGTCGTGCCCGGCGCGACCACGGTCGTCACCACGGCGACCACCACCGTCATCGCCCTCGGCGACGTGTACGCGGTCCAGGCGGCCCTGCCGCCGCGGTTCCGCAACGCCCCGGGCGCCGCGTGGGTGGCCAACGTGGCGATCATCAACAAGATCCGGCAGCTCGACACCGCGGGCGGTTCCAGCTTCTGGACGAACCTCGGCAAGGGCCAGCCGGAGACGCTGCTTGGCGCCCCGATCTACGAGTCGACGACGATGGTCGGCACCGTCACCGCCGGTTCGCTGGAGGCGATCTTCGGGGACTTCGGGCAGTACATCATCGTGGACCGCGTTGGGGTCAGCATCATCTATGACCCGTTGGTGCAGGGCACGGGCGGCATCCTGCCGGCCGGGCAAGCTGGCTGGTATATGTTCTGGCGAACAGGCGCGAATCTCTCGACTGTCAACGCATTTAGGGTCATGAAGGGCGCGTAATCTCGGGTATGCTCTGTTCTGGCCGTCAGGAAACTGGCGGCCAGGACGGAGCACCCATGAGAATGCAGGATCAGAAGTGCCTGGACTGTCCCAACCTCGTTGGGCCGAAAGGCGGCAAGGGCCGCTGCCAGGGCTGCAATCAGCGCGTCCGCCGCGCAGCACTCATCGCGAGCCGGAAGCCTTGCACGCGCCTTGGCTGTAAGGGGTTCATAACCGCGCTTGGTTCTGCGGTGTGCGACATGCACCGCAACCGGATGCGCCGCACTGGTGACTACGGGCCACCTGGCCCGGTCATCGCGGCGCATGGCGAAGGGTCAATCGACAAGGCGGGCTACCGCGTCCTGCGGTTTGGCACCTACCCGAACCGGCTGGACATTTACGAGCAGCGGCTCGTGATGGAGCGCGAACTCGGCCGCCCGCTTGAGGACTGGGAGCACGTTCACCACAAGAACGGCATCCGGGACGACAACCGGCCGGAGAACCTCGAACTGTGGGCGAAGTGGCACCGCCAGCCTTTCGGCCAGCGGGTCACTGATCTTGTGGCGTTCGTGGTGGAGCACTACCCGGCCGAGGTCCGGCAGGCCCTGGCCGACAAGGAGGACTAGATGGCAGCCAATTACGCCACCCAGGCGTTCACCTCGCAGCTCGCCTCCGGCGCGGCCTACTCGATCCAGCCCGGCGCCACGCTCGACACGGTGACCGACGCGGCGAAGATCGCGCTGTGGTCGGCGAACTTCACGGGCACGGCGCCGGTAGCTGGCGTGGGGAACGTGACCGGCGTGATGGCGGGCTACCTGGCCGCCTACCCGCGCGGGGCCTGACATGGCAAACCGGTACGCCCTGACGACGTTCAATATCCAGCTGGCGTCGGGCAGCCACACGGTGATCGAGGGCAGCCTGCGCGACAGCACGCACGGCGCGGTGACGGGCGCTTCGGCGCTGTTCGGGACGGTGCCGCCGGTGCTGGGCCAGGGGCACGTCAACGACAAGCTGTTCGCCTACCTCCAGGCGAACCCGAAGGGGCCTGGTGAGTGATGTCTACGTGGGTAGCGCAGGACAACTTTGTCGGCGAGACGCCGGACGGCGCCTGGCTGACGGTGCAGAAGGGGCAGGCGTTCCCGGACGGTCATCCGCTGGTGGTGCTGGACCGGGACGCGGCGGAGGCTGCGGCGAAGGACGGGGTGTCGCGTACCTCGCTGTTCGCGCCGATGGACATGGGCGGCGAGGAACCCGAGCCGAAGGCGAAGGCCGCGGCGAAGCCCGCAGCGAGCCGTAAGGGTTCCTGATGCCTCTCCGCAACGGCGACACGATCTGGGAGACGGTGACCCCTACCCTGCTGGTGAACTCGCCGGTGACCGGCCCGTGGGTGGAAACGTCGGGGGTCACGCAGGCCATGGGCTGGCTGGCGGTGGCCGGGGGCACGACGGTGGTCACTGTCGAGTACGGCACGGACGGGAGCACGGCGGACGCGGATTTCACGCCGGTGACGATCGCGGCGGGCGCCAACGTGCCGTTCAACCTGTACGGCCGGTTCGCGCGGGTGCGGATCGTGCAGTCGGCCGCGGACGCGACGAAAACCAAGCTCTACCTCTGTGCGAAGGCGTGATCTTATGCCGTATTACCCGCCGGACAGCGCGCCGGAAGTCCCGCCGATGATGCCGCAGGCGGGCACTCCCGGCCCGGCGCCGGTGCCCTACGGCGGCCCGTCGTTCGCGCTGGCCCCGGACTCGGGTGCCCCGCTGCCGGATGTTTCCCTGGCCTCCCCGCCGGGCGGTGAGGTGATGAGCACGGTGCCGGGCGCGTCGCCGCTGGCCGCCCCGAACGTGAACCCGTACGAGCCGGGCAGCGTGTCCCCGGTCATGTTCGATGCTGACGCGGACCCCGGTGGCCGGGACATCGTGTCCGGGACGGTCGCGGGCGCGGTGGCGGCGGCGGAGGCCCGGTTCGGCGAGCTCCAGGGCGACACCTTCGGCCAGGGCTCGCACATCGGGGACATCATGACCCTCCCGCCGTCGCCGCTTGACCCCGGTGTCGGCTCACTCGGCACAACGCTGCCGTCCGGCGCCTACTACGACCCGCCGCGGAACTACGGAGATGAGCCGCAATGATCACTCCTTCTGACAGCCCGTCGAGCCCGTCGAACTATGCGGGTGTGGCGGTGCAGCCGGTGAACATCCAGGCGCCGCTTCAGTCCGATGAGATCATGTCGGCGTTCAGCTCGGCGAACGCTGAGGGCGGCGGCGGGGTCCTGTACCCGGTGTCGCCGCGGATCGCTGATGCGCGGACGCTGCTGGAGTCGCCGCAGGGGTTCGGCCTGGACGGATTCGACATCACCGGCGGGTTCCACGGCGACTGGCCCGCCAACGTTGAGCCGGACGTCGCCGGGCCCTGATGCCTGATCACGCTGTTATCGGCTACGTCCACCCCGGGTTCGTCCGCGCCGAGTTCTGCGCGTCGCTGCTGTCCGCCGTCATGGAAGGCAGCACGCCGCTGGACACGGTGCTCACCTACGCCAGCGGCCCGAACATCAGCACGCCGCGGAACCTGGTCGTCGATGAGTTCCTGCGGCAGCAGCGGGCACCGTGGCTGCTGATGGTGGACACCGACATGGTGTTCTCCGGCAGCGCCCTGGACCGTCTCATCGCCGCCGCCGACCCGGTGAAGCGGCCGCTGGTCGGCGCGCTGTGCTTCTCACCCGCCGCAGGTGAGGTGCGCCCGACGATGTACGAGATCACGCAGAAGGAATCCGGGGCGCTGGGGTTCGCCCACCTCCAGACGTGGCCGGAGGACACCTGCGTGCAGGTCTCCGCGACTGGGACCGGGTTCCTGCTGATGCACCGCGGCGCACTTGAGCGTGTCGCCGCCTTCAGCAAGGACGCGGCGGCGCCGTGGTTCCGTGAGACGCCGGTCGGGGAGCCGCTGAAGCTGATGGGCGAGGACATGACGTTCTGCCTGCGCGCGGCCGCGGCGGGCATCCCCGTGCACGTCCACACGGGCGTTCAGGTCGGTCACATGAAACCGGAAATGCTCGGCAAGGTCACTTAAGGAGATCGGGTCATGCCCATCAGCGAGGTTTACACTGCCCGTTCCGGGGCCGTGACCGTCAACGCCAGCACCGCGACGCCGCTGCATTCGGTGGTCGCCACGGCGACGTTCCGCGCGTGGGCGGTCGGCGTCCGGGTCAACATCGTGTCGACCACGGCCGCGGCCGGGAACAACGTCCTGTTCCAGCTGGCCCGGCCCGGTAACACCGCGACCGGGACGACGTCGACGCTGCTGCCGGTGCCGCATGACTTCTCGGCCCCGGCGTCGCTGCTGACGAACTACACGGCGTGGTCGACGGCGCCGACGCTGGGCGTGGTCGTGTGGGAGCAGGAACTCCCGTTCACCACGGGCTCGAGCTGGGAGGAGTTCCCGCCGTCTGGCTATGAGTGGCAGATCCCGAACATCGCGAACGCGGCGGCGAACATGGGCCTGCACATGTTCGTGACCTGCTCGGTGGCGAACTCCTCGGTGTTCCAGACTGACATCGTCTGCTCGTACTGAGCCATGCCGTCGACGCTGTGGTCTGCGCCTGCTGCGGTAGGCAACAACCAGCCGTTCGTCCAGTCCACGATCACGGCTGCGGTGCTGGATGTCACGCCTGCGGTGTGCGAGATCCCGGCCGGGATGCTGAACCTGGGCACCCGCGTGCGGATCATCGCGTGGGGTTCGTACATCGCCACCACGACCGCGTCGACGATCGCCTGGGGTTTCTACATGAACAACCCGGGTGTGTCGATCCTGACGACGCCCGCGGTGCTGACTATCGGCCCGGCGGTTACCTGCGTGGCATCAACGATGCCGTGGATGCTCGAGTACTGGGGTGTGATCGCGGCGGTGTCCACGACCGCGGGCACGGCAGGGTCGATCGTCGGCCGCGGGCGCCAGTCGTCCCCGGCCACCAGCTGGGTCACGGCCCCGTCTGAGGCCATCGCCCCCCAGACGGTGGGTGCGCAGACGGTCGCGCAGACCGCCACCGGGATGATCACCTACAACAGCCAGTGCATCCTCGTCGGCGCCACCGTCACCACGGCGACCGGGCTGACCAGCATCACGACCAACGAGCTGACCTGCGAGATCCTCGGGTGAGCCCGCCCGCCTGACCGGAGGGCGGTGAACCCGCATGGCGGTCTCCGCCGCGTCGTTCAGCACGGCCTCCACCCCATCCTCGACGGTCAGCGCCCCGGCCCCCGCCGGGACTGCCGCGGGCGACCTGCTGCTGATCTGGGTGGTCTCCCAGGCCGCCGCGATGACGTTCAGCGTCACCGCGGGCTCGTCGGGATGGAACGCGGTCACCGCCGCGACCGGGCAGAACTTCTCAGCGCAGCTGCTGTGGAAGGCTGCCGACTCCACTGACGTGTCCCTGTCCGGTTCCGCCGGGTCGTACACGGTCACAGCGTCGGTGCTGCACTCCATCGCCGGGATCATCGCCCTGGCCCCCGGCGCGTCGTTTGACCCGTCCACCCCGGCCAGTTCCGGGCAGCTCCTGGCCGCGGCAGCCCTCACGTACCCGGTGACCGGGGTCACGACCGTCACCCCCGGGGACACGCTGCTGCTGTTCGCCGGGGCACGGTGGAATTCCGGGGCGACCGGGACCATGACCCTGCCGGGGGGCTGGGCCGCGGCGGTCGCGGAGCTGGACACCACGGTTGCTGCCGCGGCGAACGTCGGCGTGATGCTCGGCACGCAGGTGCAGGGGTCGGCCGGGGCGACGGGCACGCAGACGGTAACGCTGTCCCTGTCCGTTGACGGCGGCGGCCTGCTGGTGGCCCTCACCCAGCCCACCGCGGTGCCCAGCGCGCCGGTGTACGGGCCGGGCTGGCACCCGGGCCAGGGCCTGCCGGGCCTGCCGGGCGCCACGCCGTTCTGGTCCCCGCCGTCCGCGCAGGTGCCCCCGCCGCCTGCCGCGCCGCCCGCGTTGCCGCCGCCGCTGCCGCTCCCGTCGTTCCCGCGGCGGCTGCTATCACGCGCCCGGCTGGGCCCGCTGGGAACGTGCGCGGCGGGCATCGCCGTCGCCGCGGGCCTGGTGCAGGCTCCCGCTGCCCACCGGCCGCCGGTCCCGGTATCCCGCCAGGTCCCGGCCCGCGCGAAGGTGGGCCCGCAGGGCCGCACCGCGGGCGGCATCGCCTCGGCCACCGTCACGCCGCTGGGCACACCAGCCCGGCCGCAGCCGTTCATCTTCCGGTCCCCGGCCCGGGCCCGCGCCCGGCTGGGTGCCGCGGGCAGGCCAGCGGGCGGCATCGCCTCGGCGATCGTCACCCCGCTGGGCTCAGGGTCCCAGCCTGCGCCGCGCCCGGTGCTCACCCACCCGGCGCCGAGGCGCGGCCTGGCTGGCCCCCGGTCCCGTAACGCGGGCGGCATCGCCAGCGGCATCATCACCCCGCTGGGCACGCCCGGCCCGTCCTGGCGCCCGCAGCCGCGCAGGCCCGCACCCGGCCGCGCGGTCTGGCGCGGCGGAGCGGGCCCGCGGCCCGCTGCGGGCGGCCTGTGGGTGCTCGCGCAGCAGGTCACCGGCTCCACCGCGGCGGCACTTAACACGCCGCAGATCACCATCGCCACCGGCAGCGGGTCATTGCTGACGGCGATCTTCGCCCGGTCCGGCGGCCAGAGCACCGGCGCGATGACATCGGTCACCGACTCGGCCGGGAACACGTGGGCGCACGCAGCCAGCGGTGCCATCTCCGGCGGCGCGCAAACCAGGATCGAAATCTGGTATGCGCTGAACGCCGCTCCCGTCGCGTGGGTGCAGGGCAACTCGGCCACCTCGCAGGTCTACGCCTGGAACGTCCAGGAGTGGACGGGTGCCACCAGCCAGGCCCTCGACGTGGTCAGCCCCACCTATTCGGGCACGACCGCCACCGCCACCGTTGACACGCCCACGATCGCCACCACCGGCGGCACGGACCTGGTGATCGCGGGCATCGCGTACCCGATCACCACCGGCGCCCTCAACAGCTCCGGGTGGACGGCGCTCACCAATTTCGACCAGGCCTCACAGTCCGGCCGCGCCGCGTACAACGCGGGCACCGGCGGTGCCGGGGCACCGGCCGGGAACTACTTCGCGGAGTGGCTGCTCGGCCTCAGCGGGAACACCGGCACGTTCACCGTCTCGTTCACCGGGACACTGACCGCCGCCGCGTCCGCTCCGCAGGCGTACCAGCATTCCCCGGTCCTGCCGAGATCCCCGGCTCCCCGCCGGGCACTGTGGCGCGGCCTGGCGTCGCAGGTGGTCACCCCGCTGGGGTCGCTGCAGGCACGCCGTCCCGTCGTCATCGCCCCGCCCCGCCGGACCCGGGCCACGACCGGCCACGGGCAGACCGGCGGCGGGAACGCCGGGCCGCCAGCGGTCGCGCCCCCCGCGCCGCAGGCGTACCAGCGGCCCGCCCCGCAGATCCGCAGGCCACCGCCGCGGCCCGCCGTCTGGCACGGGAACGCGGGCCCGCAGCCCGCCGCGGCGGCGTTCGTCTCACGGCAACCGCTGCCATTGCCGCGCTCCCGCCCGGGGCGCCGCGCGGTCTGGCACGGGAACGCCTCGCAGGCAGTGACACCGCTGGGCACCCCGGCGCGGCGTCCCGGCCCGCAGATCACCAGCAGGCCGCGCGCACGTGCGGTGTGGCATGGCGGCGGCGGCACAGCAGCGCCGGGCATCGCGCCGCCGCCGAAGTGGCGCAGGCTCCCGGACCGCAAGCCCGCGCAGCGGGCCGTCGTCAGGCGCGGCATAGGCCTGGCGAACATCCTGCCGCCCGCGTTCACCATCGGCTCGCTGACAGCCTCGACGGCGCCGGGCAGCACCCTGACCGCTGCAGGCGCCGCCAGCGCCCTGACCGCAGCCACCGCGCCCGGCGCCGCCCTCACTGCGGCGACGGACGGCGCGGCGCCGCAGGCCGCGCAGTACCAGGCGGTCTACGCGGCCACCTACGGGGCGCCCCTGTCGGGGACGCTCACCGCTGCTGACGCCAGGACGGGAGGGCCGGGCTAGGTGCCGTACACCATCCCGCCTGCCACGCGCGCTGTCGGCACCGGCGACCCGCCCGGCGACATCAACGGCATCTCCGCCGTGCTGACGGGCATGGGCGCCGGGTTCAGCGTCCTGAACACCGCGTTCGCCGGGGGCGCTGACCCCACGGGGGCCGCCGATTCCACGGCGGCGATCACCGCGGCCACCACCGCGGCCGCCGCCGCTGGGCGCCCGCTGTACATCCCGGCCGGGACGTACAAGATCAGCAGCCCGCTGAACTGGAAGATCAGCGGGCTGCGCGTGCGCGGCGACGGCCCCGGGGTCACGGTCATCTCCCAGGCCACCGCCAACACGCCCATCGTGCAGGTCGCTGGCCAGTACCAGGACATCTCCGGGCTGCAGTTCGCCTACGCCAGCCAGCAGACCTCCGGGCAGACCTCCGCCATCGCGATGACCTTCGGCGACGACACGATCGGCTCCTGCTTCGAGGGCAACTACCACGAGCTGTGGCTGCACTTCGCGCAGACCGGGATGGCGATCGACCCGGCGGTTGCCACCGTCGCGGGCATGTTCTCCTGCCGCCTGGCGAACATCCAGGTCAGCGAAGTGTCCTCGTCGTTCATCAGCCTGGACGGGAACAACAGCCACGGCGCCGCGAACTGCACCGGCTGCGTGTTCGACAACATTTTCTGCGCGAACACGGTGGCGGGCACGGCCGCCGGGTTCCCGGTCCTGCTGAAGAACTGGGACGAGGTCGTTTTCCGGCAGCTCAACATCGAGCACGTGACCGTCACCGCGCAGGACGTGCTCAACCTGTCCTCGGTCGGCAACGCCGTATTCAGCGACGTGCATTTCGAGGCGGTCACGCACAGCCTGAACGGCGGCGCGCTGCTGCACCTGTCCGGCGCGGGCGCGGCGATGGTCAGCGGGCTGTCCGCCAGGTTCAATACCTACAGCGGGTCGGCATCCAACCCGGTGGTGAAGTTCTTCGGCTCCGGTCCCTCGACGCTGATCATCAGCGGATCGAACGAGTCCGGCAACACGGTCACCACCCCCAGCCACCCGTACATCGACTTCGGGACGGCGACGAACTGCGTCGCGCAGGTTGTGGGCCAGGCCGGGTCGCAGACGACAGCTAACACGGTGAACGCGGGCACCGGGGACGTGGCGCAGTTCGGCATCCCGGCGGCCACCGGCGTCCAGGCGCTGAAGCCCGGTTTCACGGCCTTTGGCACCGGCGGGATGATCAACACGCTGAACTCGTCCTCAGGCGGCTCGGTGACGATGGTCGCCGGGACCATCTACTGGGCGGCCGTCCTGATCCCCTTCAACGCGACGCTGACGGGGATCATGCTGACCACCGGCGCCGTGGGCGGCACCGACTCGTGGATAGCCGCCCTGTACAGCTCAGCGGGTGTCCTCCTGGCGAACTCGGCGCTGGCGGGCACTGCGGCCCCGGCGGCGAACACCAGGAAGGCGTTCCCGTTCGTCACGCCCGTCACCGTGACCGGGCCATCGGTCGCCTACATCGCGCTGCAGTCCAACGGCACCACGGCGAAGTTCCTGGGCTTTAACAACGCCATCGAGGGTTTCACCACCGGCAGCGTGACCGGGGTGTTCGGCACGCTGCCGTCGATCACGCCGGGGTCGTCCTACACGGCGAACATCGGCCCGTTCGCTAACACCTACTGAGGCGGGAGGGGCCGTGGCGCGGTATCCGCTGAATCAGCCAGTCCGCGTCTCCACTACGGTCCGGGACGCCAGCGGCACGCTGGTCACTCCCGGCGCCCTGACCCTCCTGGTGAAGACCGCCGCCGTGGACGGCACCTGGACGACAACCGGCACCTACGCCAGCCCCGTGCAGGACTCGGTGGGCACCTACCACCAGGACATCCCCGTCACCGACCTGACCGTCATCGGGCACTACCAGTACACGTGGACCTCGACGGGCACCGGCGCCGGGGTCAGCTTCGGCGAGTTCGACGTGTTCGACCCGTTCGAGACGTCCGTCCTGCCGCTGCAGGACGCGAAGGACCAGCTGAATATCCCGCAGTCGAACACCGCCAGCGACGCCGAGATCCAGAGCTGGATAGCCACGATCGAATCGGCGCTGAAGCGGTACACCGGCGGCCCCGTCGTCAACCGCTCCATCACCGAGCGCGCGGAGATGCTGTCGGACCAGACGGTGATCCTGGTCCGCCAGCGGCCCCTGGTCTCGGTGACGTCCATCGCCTCAGCCAGCGGCGGGACGATCGACATCTCCGGCGGCCTGGACATCGACGTCAACGCGGGGACGGTGCGCCGCAAGCTGGGCCTGCCGTTCTACGGCCCGTTCTTCCAGTGGCTGCCGCAGGTGAACATCACCTACGTCGCCGGGTGGGGCACGGCGGTCCCGGCGGCGTTCAATTCGGCGGCGCGGATCATCCTGGCGCACCTGTGGGAATCGCAGCGCGGCCCGGCGTCGCTGCCGGGCCTGGGCGGCGGCGACATGGTGACGATGCCCGGCTTCGGCTTCGCGATCCCGAACATGGCCGCCGAGCTGCTCGACGGCGCGCAGGGCGGGATCCCGTTCGCTAACGAGGCGTACGTCTGATGGCAAAGAAGCCCAGCCCCCAGACCCCCGGCGGGAAGGGCAAAGGCGGCGGCCCTCCCCTTAGCAAAGCGGGCGGCGGCTGGGTGGGCAAGGCACCGCACACGGGCGGCCCGCTGACCCCCGGCGGCGGTCATACCGGCGCACCGGCGCACCGGCCGCACCACCACCACGCCAGGCACCACCCGAAGGCCACGCACCACCCGAAGGCGAAGGCGCACCCGAAGCGGAAGCTCGCCGGGACGCCGCTTCCCGGCGCGTGGATCCTGGGCGGCAACGACGCGGCGGACAACTGCGCGGCCGTGGCCGTGGCCAACGCCCTGCTGGTGGCGACCGGTCACCGGGTGCCGGACGCTGAGCTGCTGCGGATCCACAGCCTGGCCGGGCCGCTGTCCATCGCCGATGTGCTCGATGCGCTGACCTGCGAATACGTAATACGCATATCGCGTAATCGCAGGTCAGAAGCCTGGCCGACCCGGACCCTGCTCGGCGCGGCGTTCACTGAACTTCAGCCCCAGCCCGGCGACGCGGTTCCCTGGCCAGTGGTCGCCGGGCTGGCCACCCCGCACGGCCCCCACGCTGGCCTGCTGCTGCCCGGCGGCGGCCTGGTCACGTGGGGCGGCGAGATGGCCCTCCCGGATGACTGGGACGTCGAGGAGTGCTGGGCGGTGACCTGGTGACCGCGTGGGCCCCGACCGCGCCCGCGGCGATCAGCGGCCTTCTGACGGCGTTCGCCGCCGAGCCGGGCCTGTCCGGTGTCGAGATCCACGACGGCCCGGCGGTGACCGCCTCAGCCGCGCTGGAGGCCCTCATCGTCGGCTGGTACGGCATCAAGGGCGACGCCCTGGCTGTGGAGGCCGAGATCACCGCGGCAGGGGGCAGCGCCTACCCGGGCCGTGAGATCTACGCGGTCCTGTGCGCCGTCATGGTCCGCGACGGGTCCGGCAGTATCTCCGCCGCCCGCACCCGCGCGTACGCCCTGGTCTCGGCGTGCGGGTCGGCCATCGCAAAGGACCAGACCCTCGGCAGGGCGGTCATGATCGCCCGGCTGGGGCGCGTCTCGCTGGCCCAGTCGCAGGACGAGTTCGGCGCGCTGGCAGTGATCGAGTTCACCGTCCCGTGCGACGCATTCACCGGCAGGTAACCGAAGGAGCCCCATGGCCACCTACACCGTCCAGAACCCGTCGCACACCGGCGCCCAGCTCGTTCCGGTGGTCCCGGCCAATGGCGACATCGTCCCGTGCGGTTCCGGTATCGGGCTGCTGGTAGTCAACCCGGCCGCGAACGGGAACGTGACGGTGTCCCTGCCGATGCTCCCCTTCGACGGCGTCACGGTCGGCCCGCGGGTGGTGACCGTGCCGCAGGCCACGACGTGGCTGATCCCGCTGCCCTCCTCGGTGTACGGCTCCACGGCGACCCTGACGTACACCGGGACGCTGGGAACCGTGCAGGTCTCCGCCATCGCCACTCCCGGCACCTGAAGCCCCCCGGCAGATAAGGAACCCTCATGGCCACCTACGCAGTCCAGGCCCCGATACACCGCCCGGCGGCGGCGATCACCCTCCAGGCCCCGAGCGGCACCACCGGCGACTTCGCGCCGACCGGCGCCGGGCTGGCGCTGCTGGTCGGCAACGGTGCCACGCCGACGACCGTCACCCTTGCCGTGCCCACGGTCGACGGGATGGCGGTCACCTTCCCGGCGATCACCATCGCCGCCAGCTCGATCTACCTGATCCCGCTGCCGTCCACGGTCTACGGAGCCGGGACGGTCGCGGTCACCTACGGGAACATCACCACGCTGACCGGCACGGGCCTGTCCGGCGTCGCGGTGGTGACGACCCCATGAGCGACGTCACCATCTACCACCCCGAGCTCGGGGTGCAGGAGATCGTGCCGGAGGAGTCGCTGCCGCATCACCGCCGGGCGGGGTGGCTGCTGCTGTCGGACTGGCAGGACAGCGAAGCGCGCAAGGCTGAGCGTGAAGCCGCAGCCAGCAAGCCCAGTGCCACCGGGAAGGGTGAGAAGTAATGGCCGCACCGAACATCGCCGCGTCCGACCGGTTCATCCCGGAAGGGACCACCTCGTATTACTGGGTGGTGACGATGGCCTCGTACCTGTCACCGTCGAGGGCCGAGCTGAACGCGGGAACGAACCTGACCCCGGAGATCTCCTCGTCCGGCAACTGGGGGATCATCTCCAACGCGATCGACACCCCGGACCTGGCGACCACGTTCACTTCCCAGATCCCGGGCAAGATCACGATCGACGGCTCGACGCTGAACATGTACAGCGACGACAACCAGGCCGACGCGCGGACGCTGATGCCCCGTAACGCGGTGGGCTACATCGTGAAGTTCCCGGGCGGCGACATCACGGGCCGCAAGATGACCATCTTCCCGGTGAAGGTGGGATCCGCGGCCGAGCCGACGTCGTTCGGCAACCCGACGGAGCTCAACTTCACGTTCTACGTCACGAAGATCCCCGCAGAGAATGTCACGGTGCCCTAGGTCAGCCAAACGCGGACGGGTCCGGCGGCGGCCATTCCGGCATCGGCGCGGAAGGATCAGCGGCCGTGGCCGTGGCCGTCCGCGTGCTGCGGTGGGCCAGGACGAACCACACGGGGAGCCACAGCCCGAAGGTGAACACACTGATCAGCAGGTGCAGGATGTGCTGGCTGGTGGTCATCCCCTGGCGCGTGCGCGTCGCTGCGGTGTACCCGGTGCGGCGGTGGACGGCGGCCCAGTAGGCCGCCGTCGCCGCCTCGTGCTGCGCCATCGTCCATCCGGGTTCCGGCGAGCTGCCGGGCACCCTGGCCCTGGTTGCCATGCAGCCAGTGTGCAGCCACATGCTGGCTGCGCGTCAAGCGGGGAGGCGTCATGCCAGGGTCCGTCACCGGCACGGCCGACTTCGCGGCACTGTCAGCGCGGCTGAAGGAAGCAGGCGCGACCGGGCTGCGGAGCGAGCTGTACAAAGCCATCAGCAAGGCAGGAGACGACCTCGCCACCGAGATCGCCAGCCCGCAGCACCTCTACCCGTACCTGCCTGACCCGTACGCCAGGGTGCTGGCCGCCGACCTGTCCGTGAAGGTCTACAAGCGCGGCGGCAGTAACGCCCACGTGACGATCCGCGCTGAGGGCCGCGAGCACAAACGGAAGCTCGCCCAGCTCGACGAGCGGGGGATCCTGGTTCACCCGGTGTTCGCCCAGGGTGCGCGAAGGGGCTGGACGTGGCGGCCGCAGTTCAGCCACGTCCGGCAGGGGTTCTTCACCGACCCGTGCGAAAACGCCGCGCCGCAGGTCCGGGACAAGATCCTCGCCGCCATGCGTGAGACCGCCCGCAAGCTCACGACCGGAAGGTAACGGATGCCCCCGCTGAAAGTCACGATCAAGGGCGAAGTGTTCCCGTTCGATAACGAGCGCTACCCCATCTCCGAGGCGATCGAGCTGGAGAGCAAGCTCGGGATGCCCTTCCACGCGTGGAAAACCGCGCTGGCCAGCGGCTCGGCGAAAGCCCTCGCCGGGTTCGTCTGGCTGGTGCTGAAGCGCAACGGCAGGGACACCTCGTGGGAGGACATCGTCTCCGGCGCCTGGGACCTGGCTGAGAACGACGTCGAGATCGAGGAAGAGGGCGGCGGGGACCCTACCGAAGTCCCATCGCCCACGGGCGATGGCAGTACCTCGGAGCCTTCGCCGAGCGACTCGGGATCCGGCCCTGGGAGTGGAGACACCTCACCGTCGCCGAAGCTGACCAGCTAATTAAGTACCTGGAGATGACAGGGGGCCACCGTGGCGGGTGAGACCCTCACTTTTGACATTTTTGCCAGGCTGCGCGAGGACGGCTTCGCCAAGGCGGGCAAGGCCGCCACTGCGGCCAGCGAGGATGTCGACAAGCTGGCCGTGCGGCTGGACAAGCTCGGGGCGAAGTCCACCGAAGCCCGGGTGAAGCTGACCGGCAACAAAGAGGCCCTGGCCCAGCTCGACGCGCTGAACCTGAAGCTGCTGAAGGTCGGCGAGCGCGCCGTCAACCCGGAAATCGACGTGAAGGGCGCCGCTAAGGCGCAGGCCGAGATCGCCGCCCTGGAAGTCCAGCTGGACAAGCTGGGCAAGACATCGAAGGGCACGACCGGCTTCCTCGGCTCCGGCGGCCTGGCTGGTCCTGCCGGGATGGGCGCGCTGATCGCCGCCGGGGTCGCGCTGTCCCCCATCATCGCCACGGTCGCGACCGGGGTCGGCGCGTTCGGGCTGGCCGCCGCCGGGGCAGTAGGCCCGGTCCTGAAGGCCGCTCAGGCGACCGGCGGCCTATCCGCCAACATGGCCAAGCTGGACCCTGAGCAGCAGAAGCTGGCCCGGTCGATCCTGGGGCTGGGCAAGCAGTACGACGCGTTCCAGAAGGCCCTTGAGCCCGAGGTGCTGAACGTTTTCGACAAGGGCATCCGCCTTGCCGGGAACGTCATGCACGACGTGCAGCCCATCGCGGCGGCGACGGGCAAGGCCCTGGGCTCGATGCTCAGCGCGATCGACGCCGAGTTCAAGTCCGGCACCTGGCAGAGCTTCTTCGCGTTCATGGCGCGCACCGCCGGGCCTGATATCCAGCTGATCACGAACAACTTCACCGACCTGATGAAGATCCTGCCGGGGCTGCTGCAGGATCTTCAGCCGGTGGCCTCGGGGTTCCTGCAGCTCACCGATGACGTGCTGAAGCTGGCTGGCGCGATCATCAAGATCTCCGACGCGGAGCGGCACCTCGCGTCGGCGGCGCATAACAGCAGCGGGTTCCTCGGTGAGCTGGCGCACGCGGCGGAACGCGCGGTCGGCCAGTTCATTCCCGGTATCCCGGCGGCGCAGCATCTGGGCCAGGCACTCGCCAGGCAGGCCGACTCGGCGTCGAAGGCGGCCCCGGGCATCAAGGGCGTAGGCGACGCCGCGGCCGGTGCGCAGCAGCCGGTGTTCAATCTCTCCGCGGCGGTTGACACGCTGACCGCCTCGATGGACAAGAACATCGGCACGGTCCTGACCCTGCAGGGCGATGAGATCTCCTGGCAGCAGTCGCTGCAGGCCGCCACGAAGCAGCTCGACTCCAACTCGGCGGGGCTGCGAGGCAACAGCAAGGACGCGCTGGCGAACAAGGCCGCCGTGCTGCAGGCCACGCAGAACGTGGTGACGTTCGCCGATGACCAGCTGAAACTCGGCCACAACCTGGACGGCGCCTCGGGCAGGATCCAGGACCAGATCCACTGGCTGCAGATCCACGGCGGCAAGTCCGCGTTCGCCACCCGCGAGATCCACGCGCTGCGGATGGAAGAGGACAAGCTCAAGGCCGCGATCCACCAGAAGATGATCGTGGACGCGGCTGGGCACTGGAGCGTGGCCGAGCAGAAGAGCGGCATCCCCATTGGCGGCGGCAACCGGATCCACTCCGCCCAGGGTGCGTTCATCACCGGGGGCATCCCGAACCAGGACTCGGTGCCGATCATGGCGATGCCCGGCGAGCTGGTGGTCCCGGTGCCCATCGTCGCCTCCGGGCTGGTCGATCACCTGCGCGGGCTGATCCCCGGCTTCGCGGCGGGTGGCGTGGTCGGCAGCTACAGCGGCAGTGTGACCGGCGAAGCGAAGTGGCTGGCGCGGCAGGACGCCGCGACGCTGCGCGCCCTGGACGTGGCCACCGCGGCGGCCACGACGGCGGGGATCAAGGCCGCCCAGTCGGCGGCTGCGTCCAGCGGCGGCCCGGGGATGCCCGGCCCGGGCGGCGGTGCCCCCTCAGCGAACGCGGCGCTGGCCCGCAAGCTGTACCCGGCGTGGGGCTCGGGCGCGGAGTGGAACGCGTGGAACTCCCTGAACATACGTGAGTCGGGCTGGTCGAACACGGCCCGCAACCCCTCCTCCGGCGCGTACGGCATCCCGCAGGCGCTGCCGCCGAGCAAGATGGGCGCCGCCGCGAACCCGCCGCAGTCCAACCCGACGGCGCAGATCCGCTGGCAGATCGGCTACATCAAGGGGCGCCCGGGCTACGGCGACCCGATCGGCGCGTGGGGCCACGAGGTCACCCACGGCTGGTACGCGCAGGGCGGCGTGGTCGGCGGCAAGGCCGCCCCGGTGGACCCGCAGAAGAAGAAGTGGCTCGCCCAGCTCGCCCGTGACGTGAAGGTGCTGGAGGAGGACCAGAAGGCCGCAGCCAAGCGCCGCAGGATCCTACGGCATTCGGTCGAGATCGACGAGCTGTGGTTCCTCACCCACCCGAACGTGCGCAAGCACGGCATCGGCTGGGATGAGCACGAGCGGGCGCTGCGCAACGACCGGCGGCGCCTGTCCGGGTTCAACCGGCAGGAGTCCGACAAGGAGAAGGCGCTCGCCGCGAAGATCGCCATCCTGCGTGACCTGACCGGTTTCCCGAAGGGCGCCAAGTACGGCGGCCCTGGCACGCCCGCTCCTCCCGGTGACGGGGGTGCCGGTGCTGGCGGCGGTGACACCGGCGGCGGGACGGCCTCGGCGCCGTCCGGTCCGCCGCCGATCCCGCCGCCTCCGATGCCCGCGTGGATGGTCGCGGCCGGTCTGGGCGGCAGCACGGCGGCGACTGGCGGGTTCTCGTTCCCGTCGCCGGTGGGGGCACCTCAGGCGCCCGGCGGCGGGATGGGCCTTCCGGAGCCGGTGATGCCCCGGTTCGGCGGCGGCAGCCGGTTCATGGGCGGCGGCGCCCTTGACCTGGGTGACCTGATCGCCGCGATTCAGGCGATGCACCAGGGCGTGGTCGGCGCGGTCGGCCGGTCGGCGCCGGTGATGGCACGCGGCGTTGACCAGTCGCTGAACTCGATGGCCGCGCGGGTGTCAGGCAGGTTCACGTGAGCACTGGCGACAGCCTGATCCTCGGCGACGTCGTCGAGCTTCTCCTCGGCGGCCAGGTCTCCGCCCATCCCCTGTGCCCCGGCGCGACGATGGTCCTGGCGCCCGGGTTCGACAGAGGCGCAGGCGTCCCCCGCACCCTGCAGCTCTCCTCCCTGCTGCTCGACGGGGGGACCATCTCCGGGCGCAAGACCGACAACCGGACGTTCAGCCTGCCCATCAAGATCAGCGCACCCACGCGGGCGCTGGTCAACGGCGCCCGCGAGCTGCTGCTCGACATCGTCGACCAGGAGAAGTTCCGGCTCCAGTGGACCCCGGACCCGCAGACCGGCACGGCCCTGCCGCTCATCTTCGAGTGCTTCCGGGGCACGGGTGTCCCGGCCTACGACCAGGACATGGAAGACCAGCTCGTCGCCTACGTGACGCTGACGTTCCCCGCCCGCCCGTTCGGCCGCTCCGCCGACTTCACCACCCTCGCGTTCCCCGCCCCGGCGCTGTCCTGGTCAGCGCCGCCCACGCCGGTCCGCGTTGACGACTACTCCACGGTCAGCTCGAGCACGAACCCGGCCGACTGGTCGCAGTCCACCCAGGCTATTGACGACTCGTTCTCCGCCCGCTGGTCGGCGGCGGGGGCGAGCACGTTCCCGGCCTACACCCGCACCCTGGCCGGGGCCGTGTCGATCACCGGCCTGGACCGGCTGTCGTTCAACCTCGGCCTGGGGACGACGACCTACAACGACTGGCACGGCGGCAGGATCACCGTCGCGATCACGCTGACGGACAACGCCTCGCACACGCTGAGCTTCGGCGGGCACGTGGACGTGTCCGCGTCGAACAACCCGGCGTTCCCGAACTTCCAGCCCGTCACGTTCCAGATCCCGGCCAGCGCCACGTTCAGCTTCGCGAACGTCACCGCGTACAGCATCAAAGCGTGGCGGCGGGTCACCTGGTTCAACACCCAGGACATGGAACCGGTCGACACCTACCTCAACGGGCTGACCGCCTCGGCGAGCGCGGCGGCGGTGATCCCGCTGGTGCGCGGCACCACGTACCGGATCGGCGCCCCGGGCGGCACCGCGCGGGCCCTGATGGCCGCCCAGTTCCAGCCGCCCGCCGCGATCTCCGGGTCAACGACGACGTACACGTTCACGTCCCCGGGGCCGTTCACGTTCGTCCCCGGGCTGGGCCAGACGTCCGGAAAGATCCGGGCCATCGGCGCGTCGGGCAAGGGCGGCACCCGGACCACGACCGGCGTCGGCGGCGGCGCGGGCGGCGGCGCGACCGCGGGCCACGACACGTACCCTATGACCCCCGGCCAGGCCATCTCCGGCGTGGTCGGCGCGGCGGGCACGTCGGGGGGTTTCCCGACACTGGCCGCCAGCTATTTCGCCGCGCAGGACTCCTCCAACGCCAACTCGCTGGTAACACCCAGCTTCACGCCGACCGCTAACGACGTGCTGGTCATCAAGGCCATCGTCTCCGACGGGTTCTCCAACTTCGGGTCGCCGTCCGGCGGCGGCCTGACGTGGACGTCGCGGGTCAACATCGGGCCGACGGGCACGGCGCGGGTTGGGCTGTGGACCGCGACGGTGGGCGGCTCGCCGACGGCGATGACGGTGACGCTGCCGCACTCCGGCTACCCGCTGCCCCACGCGATGCTGGTCGAGCGGTGGACCGGCGCGAAACTCGCCGGGTCCCCGGCGGTGGCCAGCGGCAGCGGGTCCGGCACGGCCCCGTCGGCGACGTGCACGACCGTCGCCGCGCAATCGGTCGTGTCGTGGGTGAACTCGGACCACAGCATTGGGACCGGTGCCCGCACCTACCGCTCGAGCGCGACGGAGGACGCCTACCACGTCGTGTCCGTGCCGTTCTCCGGGTACACCGGCTACTGGGCGTGGCAGCAGGCGGCGGCGGCCGGGGCGCAGACGTGCGGGCTGACCGCGCCCGCCTCCCAGGTGTGGGAGCTCGCCGGGGTCGAGGTCCAGGCGTTCACCACCGGCGGCCTGACCGACGGCGGCAACACGACAGTTGACGGCGCGGCATTTGTCGCGGCCGGGGGCAAGTCGGTCCCGGACAACACGGCTACCGGCGGCCTGGGCGGCACCACGGCGGCCTCTGCTTTCCCTGGCGGCGGGTTCTCCGTCCGCGGCGGCAACGGGTTCACCGCGTCCACGACCGGCGGCGGCGGCGGGTCCTCGGCTGGTACCGACCTGGTCGGCGTGGACGCGACCGGGCAGGCGGGTGCCACGGCCCCGGCTGGCGGCGGTTCCGGTGGCGGCGGCGGCAACGCGGGCGGCAACAATGTCGGCACGGCCGGGTCGGCTCCGGGCGGCGGCGGCGGCGGCGCGGTGTCCACCGGCGGCACGGCGGCGGGCGGCGCGGGCCAGCCGGGCAAGGTGCTCATCACCACGACCCCGGCGATCACGCCCATCAAGACCCTGCTGGTGCACGCGCCCGGGTACAACGCACCCCCGACGTTCAGCCCGCTGATCCCGGTGGGCGCTGGCCTGGACGCCCCGGACGGCCGCGAGTACACGATCCCGTCGCCGGTGGAGGGCCTGAACGCCCGCTACTACGGCACGTACACCGTGGTCACGTTCTGGTCAAACATTGACACGCCGTCGGCGAGCAGGACGCACACGGTCACCTTCAAGCAGTACGACTACCCGTCCGGCCCCAGCACCAGCCGCTCGGCGGTGCGGACCCTGACGCCGAACACCGAGTCACCTGCGATCCTGAATGGCGTAGTGATCGTGGACACGATCACGCTGCCCTGCCGTGACATCGCCGACGACCAGACGGCGGCATTCACCACGGTCGGGGTGACCAGCACCAACCCGAACGACCGGTGCCTGGACGTGGCCGTGATCGACGTGACCGGCCAGCTTCTGCTGCTGTCCCACGCGACGGGGTTCCCGAACATCTGGTGGGACCCGCCGGAGGGGAGCAGGGACTGGGGCCGGATCCTGGGTTCGCCGACGGACCGGTCTCAGGCGGTGTCGGTGCTGGACGCGCCGCTGATGGTCCTGTCCGGCGGCCCGCTGATCATCGACCCGGACGGGCCGGGCTGGCTGCTCGCCTACTCGCCTGATGCTGGGGCCCCGGCGCTGACGGCGGGGTTCTGGGCCGCGTGGCGCGACTCCCGGCTGAGCTGATACTCCGATAGCGCTTCGTTCAGGACGACGGACAGGGGGACGCCGCGCCGCTCGGCCTCGCCCCGTACCCACGCCGAAAGCTCGGCTGGCGGGTGCCAGCCGAGCAACGGCGTCTTGTTCTTACCGGGCATTGACCGGCCCCTCGGCGGCGAGAAGCCGGTCGATCTCGGCGGCGATCAGCGCCCCGGCCTTCACCAGCGCACGGACGGACCCGTCGCCGGGCCTGAACGAGGGAAGATCCCACGGCCACCAGTCGGCGCAGTGATGAGACGGGCCCGGGTACTCGCCAGCAGCGGCCGGGCAGGCATGCATGCTGTAGGTGATCGCGGCGCGGACCAGCTCACCCGAGACGTGACCGGCATCATGCTTGGGCGTCCAGCCCTCATCGCTGATCTGGCGCTGCCGCTCGGCCGCGATCAGCGCGGCGCCTGGCTCAGCCATCACCACTCGCCGCCGGGACTGGTGACGTATCCCCACTCGCGGCAGTGGGAGTCAATGTGAACACCGCCGTGGCCGTGTGGCCGCGTGCACCGCTGGCCAGCGGTGGCGCTGCCCCAGTCCACGTCGCACGCGGGCTTGCCGGTGATGCGCCAGCCCGCGCCGTGCGTGTTGATCTCAACGCTCCGGCCGCTGGCCACGATCTTCTGCCGTGCTTCGGGGCTGATGTAGCCGGTCTGCGCGGCACTGATCTCGGCCTCGGTCAGCCGTATGCCCTGCGGGTGGCGTGAGTCGCGGGTCACCTGGAATGTCATTCGAGCCCCCTTAGTAGGTAGTTACTACCTTAACCTGGGCAGTTACTACTGTCAAGTCCCCGCATCGTCTTACCAGGGAGGCCATCGTGAAGCTGACCCGCCGTCACGCCCGCGCGCTGGCCACCGGCGCCGCCGCAACCGCCGCCTACCTCGCCGGGGCGAAACTCTCCGACTCCCGCGTCATCCGCGCCGGGTCGCTGCTCGCCCTCGCCCTCACCGCCACCGTCAGCGCACAGCAGGCGTCCGCCATCGCCAAGACCACCAAGAAGCGCGTCGACCAGCTCTACAGCGACGTATCCGGGGCCGTCCACTTCGTCAACCACGGCGGCACCGTCAGCGGGCCCATCACCTGCACGTCACTGGCCACCGGCGGCGGGTCGGTCAACACCTCAGGCGGCAGCATCAGCTCCGGGAGCATCAGCTGCGGCGGGATCAGCATGGGCGGCGCCCTGACCATGAACAACAACACCGGGGGCACGTTCAGCCACATCACCGCCAGCCAGATCGGGCCGGGCGGTGACCGTGCGCTGCTCGGCGCCGGGGCCACGCTCGCCCAGGTCCAGGCCCGCTGCGACTTCCTGCTCCAGCAGCTTGAGGGCGCGAACATCTGCTACTAGGGAGAACGCATGGCCGGACTGCTGCTGAGCCCCGCGCTGATCAACCAGGACTGGGGGACGCTGCTGCTGGAAACGGCCACGAAGCTGGCTGAGTGCAACGGCGTTAACGACCTGATCAACGACGGGGTCCGGCTGCCCCGGGCCCAGGGGCAGACCTCGACGGACGCGCTGGTCACGGCCGGGCTGTCCCCGGCGGACGCGGGGCTGCACGTCGCGTCGTTCGCGGCGATGGCCGCGCTGTGGAAGTTCTCCACCAACGCGCAGACGGTGGCGATGACTGACTTCTGGTTCCAGGCCCGGCAGCTGTTCGGCACCAAGCCGATGCCCAGGTAGGTCAGGCCAGCCGCAGGTCATCCGGCGGCAGCGAGCCGAGGGTCACCGTGAACGGAGGATTCACGGCGGGTGCGTTCGTTTCCGGGTCCTCGTAGTGGCGCCCCTGCTCGTTCCCGGCGTAGGTGAACAGCTCGGCAACCGGAACGCCGCCCGCCATCCGGAACTCCACCCGGTACGTGCTGCACACCGTAGGCCTCGCAACACCCTGGTCCTTAAGCCACTTGCCCGCCCGCTCGCTGATGCGCCCGAACCCGGGCTGGCTGACATCCCAGACGGTCACGAGGCTGGTCGTTTCAGTGTCCATCCCCGCATAGTCCCACCAGGAGGCCGCGCGTGTATGCCCGCAGCGCGTCCACCGTCACCAGCAAATTCCAGGACGGCACCGACTACATGCCGCTGGGCGCCGTCGGCCCCGTCGCCGGGCTCGGCTGGTCCGACACGATGCCCGGCGGCCCCGACACCATGCAGTGCACCGTCCGCGTCGCACCAGACCTCGTGCAGCCGCAGGCCCTCGACGCAGGGCGGATAGTGGAGGTCTGGCGGGGCGGGATATGCCAGTGGGAAGGCGTCCTGGATCAGCCGACCCCCGGCACCGAGGGCTGGTCGGTGACGGCGAAGGGCGCGGGCACCTACGGGGATAACTACCGCGACATCTGGACGACGTGGACCGACATCAACACGTCGCTGACCCAGGCCACCTCGCGCAGCCCCGGGCCGCTGCGGTGGAAGCTGACCACCTACTCCAACACGCCGCTCTACCTCGTGGACCAGCAGCAGTCCGGCACCGAGACGATCACCGACCGGCTGAACCTGGCGACCAAGCCCGGGTACTACACGTGGCACGTCGGCCGCCGCAACCTTCTGTCGATCTTCCCGGTGCCGACCGCGGTGACCCGGATCCTGTTCTCCTCGAGCCCGCAGGCCAGGTCGCTGGCCGGGTACTACAACGCGCTCTACGTCCTGTACCAGTCCGCGGCTGATAACGCCGACACCGGCGCCGCAGCGGTCAACTCGCTGACCTCGGCGACGAACACGGCCAGCATCAACCGGCACGGCCGGTACGAGCAGCTGTGGGACATCACCGGCGCGGGCACGCTGTCCAGCGGCACGGCCGGGGCCTGGGCGGCCGCGGCGATCACCCGGTACAACGCGGCGTCGTTCACCGGGCCGATCCCCGTCACCTACGGCCAGTACACCGACGTGACCGGCGTGCCCGTGGACCTGGGCTGCGAGCACGCCGCCGAGGTCGTCCAGCTGGTCCTCGCGGACGGGCCGTACGGCGCGGAGGTGACCGCGTTCCCGCCGGTGACGTTCCCCGTGGGCAAGTTCGAGTACGACGAGGACAGCGAGTCGGGGAACGTGTACCCGTTCAATGTGCTGCCCAATGACCTGGGCGCGCTGCTGGACAGCATGGCGATCTGGCTGCCCAAGCCAGCCGTCACGGGGTAGACCGTGAGCGGCGAGACCGAAGCGCAGGTCAGCGGCTGGACTGTCGACACCCTGCACGAGCTCGTCCGCAACCTGAACTCCGCCCAGGACGAGCACCGCCGCCTCATGCAGGACGAACTGGACCGGCGGCTCAGCGGCCTGCAGATCCAGGTCGATGGCCGCATGGACGGCATGCGGCTGTCCACCCAGCATTCCATGGCCGAGCTGCGCATGTCGCTGAACGAACGGTACGAAACGCAGACCAAGGCCCTCGACGCCGCGTTCAAGGCCGCAGAGAAGGCCGTTGAGACCGCGCTGGCATCAGCGGAGAAGGCCGTCGCCAAAGCCGAGATCGCGTCGGACAAAAGGTTCGAGTCGGTCAACGAGTTCCGCCAGCAGCTGTCCGACCAGACGGCATCGTTCCCGACCCGCAACGAGGTCAACACGCGGCTCGATTCCATCGCAGCCGACGTGCACCGCAACGCCGAGGAGATCCGGGCGCTGGAGCTGCGGCTGTCCTCGCGGCTGGACTTCATGCAGGGCGGCCAGGCCGGGTCCGCGACGACGCGTACCGAGACACGGCTGAACAACGGGCAGGTTATCGCCGCGATCGGCGCTGTCGTCGGCATCGCCGCGATCATCGTGACGATCATTCTCGCAACTGGCCACTAGCCGGGGGGTCCCATGACATGGGAGGGATGGCTCACCTGGTCCGGCTCCAGCCTCGCCGCGCTTATCACCTCTATCGCCGCGCTCATCGCCGCCGTTGCTGCCTGGCGGCGCGCGGGCAAACCGCCGCAGCAGCCCGGCGGGAGCTAGGCACGATCGCCCGATCCCGCCGTCCCCGGACCCCGGGCGGCGGGGAAAGAGAGGCGCGGGAAATGGATGACCGCTGACGCGATCCTGCCCTACCTCACCGGCCCGGCCGCCGCGGTCGTCGTCCTGGTCTGGGTGGTATGGATGCAGCGGCAGGACATCAGGGACCTGCGCCGTGTCAACGAGGCCGCCAGCAAGCGGGCCGACTCAGCAGAGGAGGCCGCAAGATCGTCGCTCGAAATGCTCCGGGCGCTCACCGGGCAGCCCACCGCCACCGACAGGGAGCGGACCAGGACATGACCGTCAGATGGCTGGCGTTCGTGCGCGGCCATCACCGGGCCGCGAGAGCCGAGGCCGAGCAGGCCGAAGCCGCTGAGGAGGCAGTACGCACCGAGCTGACCATGCCGCTGCACCAGCTCCGCCAGGACGACTACATCAGGAAGGCGATCCAGTCGAGGATCCTGGGACATCACCCGCCACCCCCGCCAGCGGCGGGCTGATGACCGCCGGGGGGGACCCGTGACCCAGGACTCCGTTGCGACCTTCGCCATCCAGGTGATCTTCTACACCAGCATCGCGTTCATCATCGGCGTGTCGTTCGTCTGGCCGTGGTGGCGGGACCAGCTCGGCTGGTCGATCATCTCCAAGACCGCCGCGCTGGTGATCGTCCTGCTCCAGCCGATGCTCATCATCTGGCTGGGCGTCAATACGTTCACCGAGGCCCGCTGGCTGTCCTGGTTCTCCGTGTGGGTGCTGTTCCTGGTGCCCGCCGCGCTGATCTGGCGGTTCGTCGTCATCTTCCGCATCCAGCGCAAGGGCGCCAGCCACCAGCCCTTCGAGCCCCGCAACCCAGGAGCCCCGTCGTGAAACGTGCCGTGTCACCCACGCTGAACCCCACCGGGCTGATGGCCGCCGCTGGCGCCGTGTACGCGGCCGCCGTCATGATCTGGAACGCGACGCACCACCACGGGGTCATCAACCCGGCGGTGATCGTCGCCGCGGTGGGCGCGGTCGCGGCGCTGCTGACCCGCCAGGTGGTGACCCCGGTCGCTGACCCGCGCGACGGCAACGGGGATTCGCTCGTGTGCGCCAATTCCGCCGTGGCGGCCGGGGCCGCCGCCGCCGCGCCTTCGGTCTCCCTGAGCGGGGAGCAGATGGACGCGGTCAGGGGCGCGCTGGCCAGCGAGCGGAAGGTGCCGCCCGGCTAGCTGGCCTTATCAGCCCGGGTGCACCGGGAGCAGATCACGTTGCCCCGGCCAGACTCATCCCTGGGAGTGCGGCCGCCGCTTTCATGACCACCGAACTCATGCCCGCACACTGGGCAGGGCAGCCAGAAGAAGCCGCCCAGCTGGGCATACCAGTGATGCAGGCGACGCGCCCGGTAAGGCACCAGCAGGCACACCCAGACAGCTGACCGCGGGCCAGTGCTGGCGTAACCGGTGGGCAGCGGCAAGCCCAGCCTCCGGCGCCAGCGCCGGACAGGCCATCGCGGCGGCCGCATGTTCAGCGTGATTTCCATGCCCCTCATCTTCCTGATTTCGGGGTCGCGGGGCCCCGATAAGAAGCTCCCCCAGCTGGGTTCGCCCGGCTGGGGGAGCTTCCGGCATGTCCGGCCTAGTACGGCCCGGAGTTACTGTGCAGCGGGTGAGGCTCGCATTTCAGGCACCGGCCGCAGGCCACGAACAGAACGTGGCCGTCCTCGCCGGGCACGCATTCCTCATCGTCGGTGACGTCCACCGTCCCCCCTCTCGTTTGGGTTACTTATCCGCGTGCGGGTCGACCCCGGAGCCCTGGCACCGGCTGCACGTGCCGCCGCCGAGCTTCGACTTCCCGGTTCCGCTGCACATCGCGCACGGGTAGTCCTTAGCCATCACTGGCCCCTCTCTGTTCGACCGGGCGCCGGGTTGCGCCGCGGTGCGTCGGTGATCACGTAACCCCGGCTCGCCGTACGGGCCGCTGACGGCCTGCCAGGGAGTTCCCGGGGTGATGGGATGAGCCGCGCGGTCAGGACCGCACGGTGGCTCTCAGCGGTCCGGCGCTCCACGTAGCGCACCGCGTAACGGTCCCGGCGCGGCGTCAGCACAACGACGGCGAGGGCGCCGAGCACGCACAGGCAGCCGAGGGTGATGGGGATGGCGATCACCGCAGCCTGCTGTTCACGAGCCGGGCGCCACGGCGCAGCCGCCTCGGGCTGCCCTTGCACCGCCAGCACAGGCCGTGCCGCTTGCTGTTCGAGCCCGGGTTGCGGCCGGTGCCGTTGCACCAGCTGCACGTCGTGTAGGGCCACAGCTTCAGCGACACGAGCCAGCTCCCGCCCGCAGCCGCGAACAGGATGACGGCCACCCCGGCCTCCGCCGCACCGCTCACGACCGCCTCGCCTCCTCGCGGGCCAGCGCCCGCGGCCGGGTCCGCTCCCACTCCCGAAGCTCATCCGGGTCATAGGAGCGGGCCAGCCCCTCCCAGCCCACCGGCTGCGGGAACCCCGGCCGGTGACTGGCCTTACGGGCCGCGGTCAGGCTGAGCGTCAGGATGCCCAGATCCACCGCATCGGACAGTTTCAGCGCGTCACAGTCAGGCTCCACGGGGGGCACCGTCACAGTGACATTGCCCAGGTCAGGGCCAGGGTTTTCGCCAAGCGCCGCAGGTGTGACACGGGTCAGGTGCGGCATGCCCGGGATGGGCGACGGCCACGGCGTGACCGTGCCGGACAGGGCCAGCTGGCGGGCCTGGTAGCCCGTCAGGAACCCCACCTGTGTCTCGCGGGCTACGCCGCCGGTGACGACCTGGACGCGGCCCTGCTCGTTGCGCGAGGGCGCATAGGGCACCTCGGGCACCAGCATCTTCCACGTGCTCGCGGTGTAGCGGCCCAGGATCCGGATGCCCATCGTCTCGCGGGCCTCACCGGACGCCGACGCCCGCGCCGACATCTTCTGGCCGATGAACACGATGTTGCACAGCACCTGGCGGCCCATGAACGCGGCATCCTCGATCGCCTCCACCGCAGGCGAGCGGGCCGGGTCGCCCGGCTCGCGGATGTCGTTCCAGTAGGCGCGGAGCCGGTTCATCGTCGCGTTCATCTCCTCGGCGATGACGATGATCCGCGGGCCGACGTTGGCGTGGACGCGGCCCTCGATGTCCGCCCCGGCGTCGGCCACGTCGTTGCGCCGCTCGATCTCGTGCAGCAGCCAGATCGCCCCCGCGTGGATCTCTGCCGCCGTCTTGCAGTAGACGACGTTCGGCAGGCCCCTGGCCCAGGACAGGCTGATCCGTTTGTAGTCCCAGACCATGACTACCGAGCCCTTGGCAAGCTGCTGGGCAGCTATCAGCCTCGCCGTGGTCGACTTCCCGGACCCTGGCCCCTGCGACAGCATGACGTGCGGCGAGTCATCGTCCAGGCTCGCCATGACCGGGCGCGAGCCGCGGCCCAGGCCCAGCACCAGGTCAGTGGTCCTTGACTCCGCGAGCGCGGGCAGGATCAGGTCGGCGCCGACCTTGCGCGGCGGCGCGGGCTGGGCACGGAACCGCACCATGGGCCGGTGCCCGCGCTCATCCCAGGTGACCTCCGGTGCCTCCAGCGCCAGCTTCGCCTTGACAACGTCGATGACCGCGGCCTTCTGTGCGGGCCTGCTGGCGAAGTCGGCAGGCAGGGCGATCGTCGCACCCGAGCGGTCAGGCTCGACGGCCAGCCACGATTGCGGGCGCTCGGCCAGCGAGACACCCAGGACGGGCGCCAGGGCCCGGTGCAGCGGGGTCACCCAGCGGCGGTAATGACGCGCCCGGGTGATCTTCCGCACGCCCAGCCACGACCCTAGCCCCAGGCCCGCGACGACGATGAAGATGACGAAACCCAAGGTCACAGGCTTATTAACCAGCAGCCCGTACACCACGGCGAAAGGCGCAACGGTGGCGGCGTCCCGGATCACCGCCCGGGTCAGGCGCGGCATGTGATGCCAGCGGACGGCGTGCCCGGTCGGGTGCAGCACCCGCGCGGCCGGGCGGACCCACGTCGCATTGGTGCGGTGCTTGCCGTCGAGCGGCTGACCGGAGAACCAGCGCCACGCGACCGGGCCGGTCCCGTGATGACGGCACAGATGGTCAAGGGCAGCTATCAGGGCAGCCAGGACCAGCAACGGGGGCACCAGAAGCCACACCATGTCACTTGCGTCCCAACATCGTCAGCAGTGACCTGTGACGCTTCTGCCTTCTATGACTCTCTCTGTCCTTCGCGTTCCTGCCCTTAGTTCCCCAGGCCAGGTTCCCCGGCCTGCAGTTCACCTTGACTCCGTCAAGGTGCCTGACCTCACGGCCTTTCGGCCGTGGTCCGTGGAATGCCAGGCAGACCAGGACGTGAACCTGCTTCGTCCGCTTGCGGCCGCCGGTGCTCAGCGTCACCCGCAGGTAGCCGTTGTCGTCCTCGGTGGCCGCCAGGACCACGCCGCCAGCCCAGCGCCCGTCGCTGAGCTGGCGGTCAACCGACCGGATCCGCCCGGCCGTGGACGCCTCGTATCCCTCGAAGCCGGGGACCGGCTGCCAGCCCTCATCCATGGCTGCCGTGCCCGTTCAGTTCCGGCCCGGCCGGGACAGCCTCACTCCTGGGGGGTAGGAGGGCCATCCCGGCCGGGGGCTGGGGGAGCAGCCTAGCGCGCAGTTCACGCGCCACCGGGCGGCTCAGCCCGAACCGTTCCTGAAGCTGATTCTGCGAGAGAGGGTTCCCGGCATCAATAGTGGCCTGCAGCGCGATGGCCGCCGCGTTCTCGGCGTCAGTCGGAATCTGCGACGGAACCGTGCCGCCGATCGTCGCGGGGACTGCGGTCAGGCCGCGGAACACCTGGCGCATCAGCGCAGCTAGCGCGAGTATCGCCGCCGCCGGGGGGACCGCCGCAACCGCGTACCGGCCCCACCAGACCGGGGGAGCCTGGACGTGCAGGATGTTGAACGTGACCGACAGGAGGGCGGCGACCACCAGGTAGGCCCACGCGATCTTGTCGTGCCTGCCCTTGACCGCCGAGATCGTGACGCCGAGCTCACCGGCGAGGATGAACAGGTCGACGCTGGCGGGCCACGCCCACGCCTCGGGGCCGCGCAGTCCCGCGCGCCAGGCGAAAGCGTGCAGGCCCGCGTACGACAGCCAGAAGCCGACCGCGCTGGCGGCGATGACGGCGATGACGGAGGCCGCGATGAGGGACTTGCGTGCGGGGATGGCTGCCCGTGCCGCGGGCACCGGCCGCCGGATTCGCGCGGCGGCGACGGAAACGAGCCGGGCCGGTGAGAGACACATGCACTGACCATACATCAGGTGCACCGGGTGCACTAGACGGGCCTAGCATGATCAGGTAGTGTACTGAGCGCACGCAGACCACTACCCTGCCCCCGTGGAGTTCGAGATCGACATGCGCTCAGGAGTGCCGTCGTGGCGGCAGCTAGCGGACAAGCTCACTGCGGCCATCGAGTCAGGCGAGTACGCGCCGGATGACCCGATCCCGTCACTGCGTCGGCTCCACGAGGAGACCGGCCTGGCGCAGTCGACCATCCAGCACGCGCTTAAGGAGCTGCTCGAGCGCGGGCTGACGTACTCGGTGCCCGGCCGCGGCACGTTCGTGAAGGGCTGAGGCGGAGAAACCGAAGGGCCCCGGTCGCATGCAGCGCGGCCGGGGCCTTTCTCTGTGCTTAACCCTCCGGATTCCACGGCGGCCGGTTGCGGGCCATCTCGGCCAGGTCGGCCGCAGCCAGGCCGCGCAGGTAGATGTCGGTCGTTGACAGGCGCTTGTGGCCGAGCTGGCGCTGGATCATCGGCATGGGCACGCCCTCGTTCGCCATGTCCACCGCGAGCGAGTGCCGCAGGCCGTGCGGGTGCACGCGCTTCTCGATCCCGGCCTTGGCGCCGATGCGCCGCAGCATCGTCCGCACGTACGCATCGGACAGCGGGCCACCGGCCAGCGTGCAGAACAGCGGGCCATGCCGGTGCCCCAGCCGGGCGCGGCAGTCCATCCACCGCTGCACCATCGCCATGCCGCCGTCGTCCAGCCCGACCGTCCTCGCCTCGTCGCCCTTGCCGTGCAGCACCCGCAGCGTGCCCCGCTCAGGGTCCACGTCGGCCACCCGCATCGCCAGCACTTCGGCTACCCTCAGCCCGGCCCGGTACATGACGCTGATCAGTGCTCTATTGCGTACCCCCGTGGGTGCCGAGGATGAGCACTGGCGCAATAGCGCGGTGATCTCGGCGCTGGTCAGCACCTCAACGGGGCGCTTGCGCTTCCGCTGGGCCAGATCCGCCATCGGGCGCCCTCCAGTACCTAGTCGAAGCACAGGTGATACTCAATGGCCATGCGCCCGGTGCCGCTGATGACAATCGGTACAGGCTGCGGCTAATAGGTACTCTACGCGTAACCTGCCTAGTGGCGCGGAAGGCGCGCTAGGCTGCCATCGAGCGGGCCGTCCGTCGTAGGTGATCGTGGCAGTGAGCCTTTCTGTCTGGACGGCCCGCTTTCGCGCGCCAGACAGCAGGAAGCCCCGGCCGGTGACCCAGGCCGGGGCTTCCGCCGTCCCCAGTGAGGAGGAAGCCTACCCCCCCCCGCGACCGCCCGCAGCCGGGCAGGCGCCGGGATCGCATCGACCGCCGCCGCCGCCGCCCGCTGGTCGAACGCCGCGTACCCCGCCGTCGTCTCCGGGCGGGTGTGCCCCATCATCGACTGCACCGCCCGCAGGTCCCGCGACGCCTGGTACGCCTGCGACGCGAACCGGTGCCGCAGCTGGTGCAGCGACGCGTTCACCCCGCACTCGTGCAGGTGGCAGTTGGCCAGGTGACTGATCAGCCCCGGCGAGTTCGGCCCCGGCCGCCCGTCGCGCCGCGTGAACACCCAGCCCGACGCGGGGAGCACCGGCACGAGCTCGCCAGCGGCGAACGCCGACAGCGGCACGACACGCTCAGCGCGGCCCTTCGTGGCGCCCAGGGCCACCAGCAGCACCGGCCGCTCCGCCGTCTCCAGTACACATTCCCTCCGCAGGTACGCAATCTCTTTCGCGCGCAATCCGCACCATCCCGCGAGCACAAGCCACGGTCTTATGCGCGGCGGCGCGCACGCAATTGCGTGCATCAGGTCACCCTCACTCACCGGCCGCGGCAGGCGCCGGGCCACGCGCGGCACGGGAAGGCCCTGCGCGGGATTGACTGCGCAGTAACCGCGCTCTACGCAGAAAGCGAAGAACGCCTGCGCGTGGCACACGTAGTGGACGATCACCTCATCGCTGACCGACAGCGCGGCCCGCCATGCGGCGAGGTGAACGGCGGTCGCCATCAGCAGCGAAACGGGCAGCTGGCGTGCGAGCATGCGCAGGAACGTCATCCTGCCGTAGATCGTTGCCCCCGAGTGGCCCAGCTGCCGCAGGTACTCTAAATGCTCCCCTATTGCATCCATGTCACCGTTGCCGGATTCTTCTTGCAGTGCGGGGTTCCGGCGAAGATCGTAAGACTGTATAGCGGCAGGATTCAAGAGGGCATGCGAAACAGGACGTTCCATTGCGGCGCTAATATCGTGCGTTATGCGGCGGAGCGGTGCAGGAAAGTCTTATTTGCGAAGGTGTATATCAGCGCGGACCTTGATGCCCCCCGCCGTTTAAAATCGCGGTTTCCTGCCAGCCACGGGTAGTCCACGCCGGTCCTCATCGCCCACAGCCGCAGTGTCTGCGTTGAGGGCTCGATGCGCCCGTTGATCCACGTCGAGACGGTGTTGCGGGCCACGCCGAGGTAGTCGGCCATCTCCTGCACGCCGATATCAGCGTGGCGCAGGCTCTTTCTCATGCGGTCTGCCAGGTCCCAGCTGGGCACGGCGGGGGCGTGCGGCTGTTCGGTCATGGGATGAGCGTCGCACGCTGACCAGCCTTCTTGCAATAGATACAGGTAGACCTATTGCGCAGCGTCGTGCATTGTGCAAAGGTCTCCCCATGACAGATCACCCCCCCTTGATGGCCAGCGGCGAGGTGATCGCCCTGCTGGGCATCGACCGGTCCACGCTGGTGCGCCGCATCGCCGCCGGGAAGATCAGCTACGTCCAGAAGCTCCCCGGCCTGCGGGGCGGCTACCTGTTCGACCGCGCCGAGGTGGAGCGCTATGTCGCCGAGCAGGAGCAGGCGAAGGCGTCATGACGACACCACTGGCCGAGCGGCTGCGCACCAGGCTGGTGCTCATGCCCGAGACGGGCTGCCTGATATGGCCGCTCCCCGGCAACGCCAACCGCCACAAGAAGATCAGCCTGCCCGGCAGGCGGCAGGACTACATCCACCGGATCGCGTGGGAGCTTGCCAACGGCCCGATCCCCGATGGCCTCGTGATCGATCACGTCTGGGACCGCGGCTGCCGCTGGCGGAACTGCGCGAACGTGGCGCACCTGGAGCCGGTCACCGACCGGGTGAACATCCTGCGCGGCATTGGGCCGCCAGCAGTCAACTCCCGCAAGACGCGCTGCCCGGCCGGGCACCCGTACACCCGGGCCAATACCCGCGTTGACCGGCATGGCAAGCGGCACTGCCGGGAGTGCAACCGGGAGCAGAGCCGCAACCGCTCCATTCCGGCTGTCCTCAGCCACGGCTCGGTCTCCACCTACAACAACTACGGCTGCCGCTGCGAACTCTGCGCGTCGGCCATGTCCGCATACCAGGCGGACTACCACCGGAGACGGAAGGCGGCAGCAGCCGCGTAACACGACACCTAACCAAGAGAGCGGGAACTCATGATCAAGCGCATCCTCACCCTGGCCGCCGCTGGCGCCGCGTCCCTGGGCCTCGCCCTGGCCGCACCGGCCGGGGCCGCCACCCACCCGGGCGTTCACCGGGACGCGACGACCGTCTGCGGCGTCAACTGCGACATCGTGTCCGGCGAGCTGCTCGGCCCGTCGTTCATCCTCAACGCCACCGGCGTCGGCCGGGACACGGCCAGCCCGTTCGCCCACCGCATCGTCAACCTGCGGCAGGGCAGCAACCAGGCGACCAACGAGGACTGGGACGCCGACCAGGTCGGCACCCTCAACGACTTCTGCACCCGCTACCCCGGCGGCAACGGCCAGATCCCCGCCACCTCCTACGCCTGCGTGCACCTGAATCAGTTCGCACCCGTGTTCGAGGCCCAGTTCACGCCCAACTCGGTGGCCAGCGACTACTGCGCCGGTGCATGGTCCGCCCGTGCGGGCAAGGTGCTGCGGCTGTTCCCCTGCGGCACCGCGCGGACGTTCTTCGTCGAGGACATCGACTCGCTGGACCCGGCGGAGGGCCCGACCGGCGGCTACATCGCCCTGGTCTACGCGCCGGACACCCACACCACCGACCCGCTGGTCGCGACCGTACGCGAGTTCTCCACCCACCCGCAGCACCAGCTGTACCTGTCCCGCGAGCAGCTGACCGGCGCTGACGGTGCCATCTCCAGCCAGCTCGTCACCCGGGCGCCGCTGGTGGTCGGCCCGTTCAGCTAGGCCCCTGAAGCGTCCCCCGGCCTGTTTCTTCCTGTGCAGGCCGGGGGGCTTCCACCAGACGTAAGGGGGCGGCCCGCCTGCGCCGCGGACCGCCCGGGACGGAGCACCAGCTCTGTCCGCTTCCAAGAGTAGGAGCACCACGCAATGACCGCTATACCGGCATCGCTGCCGGACCTGAACGCCGATCTTTACACCACCCGCGAAGTCGGCCTGCTGCTGCGCGTGACAACGAAGACCGTTGAGCGCTGGGACCAGGACGGGCGCCTTCCCAGGGACCAGGTCATCCGGACGCCCGGCGGCCGCCTGCGCGTCCGCGGCGACTACATCCGCGCGCTGCTGGCCGGTGAGTTCCGGTGAGCGGCCACGCCTACCACGAGGCGCTGCCCGGCTACAGCCCGGACCAGATCCTGCACGACGGATGCCCGGAATGCGCCGAGCGCGGCTCGGATGTCTCGCGGGGTATCGCGTCGCTGGACCGGCAGAACTTCGCCTGCGCCTGGTCGCGTGCCTCGGACTGGCACCGGGAGGGCGTATTCGCCGTCAGCGACGCCGAGAGCGGGCTGCTGAGGGTCCTCTGGTCGGTCCAGCTTCAGCTTGAGCGGATCGGCTGGCCGATCGGTGATCTGCCCCGGCCGCACGCACTGGACGCGATCACGGCCGCGCTCCGCGAGGCCGGTGACCCGTCATGAGCCCCGCCGCGCAGGCTGAGATCGAGGCACTGACCGCCGACTTCAAGCGCGAGCGGTGGCACTTCTACTGGTCCATCCCGTCACAGGGCTGCCGCTCCCGCGTGTGGGCCGCCCGTGCGCTGCCCTGCCACCCGCACGCCGCCACCGACCCGGACCTGGCCCGGCAGTTCACCGGGAGCGGGGAGACGGTCGACGCGGACACGCCCGCTGGGATGCGCAAGCTGCTGGAGGAGAGGTCATGAGCGAGCAGCCCGACTACATGCAGGAGTACGAGCAGCACTGGCAGCACATCGTTGAGCAGCCAGACGGCACCCTGAACAAGGATCAGGTCGCCCGTGAGCTAGCCGACGCGCTCACCATCCAGCGCCACCTGTCCGAGATCTATGTTGAGGTCTCCAACGGCCCGGTCTCCAAGCCGTTCACGCTGCCCAGCGTGGTTATAGCGATGTATCACGATGAGCTGACGGAGGCCCGCGACGAGGCCATCCGGGAGCTGATCGAGGAGCTTGAGGTCCGCGACACGGACCCGGCGCTGGTGTCCTTGATCCGTGAGATAACCGGCGTGGCGGACACCGAGGCCGAGTCATGACCGCCCGCGCCACTGTTGCCCTCGCGGCCGCCGCCGCCGTCATGCTGGCCCTGCTGACGGCGAAGGTCATGGCCGTCAGCGGCCTGGCAGGCACCCTGCTGCTGTGCGCCCTGGGCATCGCCGGGCTGTGCCTGACCGCCCGGCTGATCGGCCCGAACCCCGGCCATCGCGCCGCCCCGCGCGGGTACGCCGAGGCCGACGAGCGGCTGGCCGACACGCTCGAGCGGGTCATCCCCCGCGTGCCGACCGAGCACGCGCCGCCGTGGGACCCCGCGTTCCAGGCCGCGCCCGTCATCGAGCCCGACGCCATCACCAGCGGGCCGCCGGACGAGCCGCAGCCGGACGCGTGGATCGTCGCCACGGCCACCCTGTCCGGCGGCCAGGTCACCTCCGTGCAGTACACCGCCGGGACCGCTGCGTACGTGGACGAGAAGATCCGCACCGGCATGGGCCTGCCGCCGTGGGTCGCCGAGGAACTGGGCCACGACAACGTGGACGACGCGGTGGAGTCGGCGTTCAACCGGGCGATGGCGCTGCAGGTGCGGGCGCTGACGGACGGTGCGTCATGAGCGCCCGGCCGCACACCTACTGGACCGTCTGTTGTGACGCCCCGTCCTGCGGCGCCACCTGGGCCAGCGACCTGGACACCAGCCGCGCTGCCGCCCGACGGATCCTGGCACGACGCGGCTGGACCACGAAGGTTGGAGACGGCCCGCTATCGCTTCGGGAGGACTTCTGCCCCGAGCACAGGCCCGGCGGTGCGTCATGAGCGGCCAGATGTACCAGGACGACTCGCTGCCGCACCAGATCCGCATCGACCTGGCTCCCGGCGGCGGCCTGGCGGTCTCCTGTAACTGCATGGGCACCGGCCAGGACTACGAGCCACTTGAGGTCCGCTGGCAGTGGGAGCCGGGCGAGGCGCCAGCCGTCTGGCGGGCGCACCTGGCCGGGACGCAGGCGGCAGCGTCATGAGCGCCGCCGCCGCCACCGTCGTCCTCGGCGTGATCGCCGCCGCCGTCATCATCGCGCTGAACGCCGCCGCCATCGCCGTGCTGTGGCCCCGGACCAGCGACGAGGACGGCGAGCGGCTGGCCGAACAGCCCTGGGACGGTGCGCCGTGACCGCCCTCCTGGTCATCGCGATCGTCGTCGGCGCCGTGGTGGCCTTCTCGGCCATCGCCGAGGCAGCCCGGCGCATGCGCAAGGCCGCCCGCGTGGAGCTGGGCGAGCCGCCGCCGCTGAGCGATGAGCAGCCCGACGAGGTGGTGCGGATCATCCGCAAGGAGGGCGAGCGGTGACCGCCTACTGCCCGGACTGCGAGACGGAGCTGCAGGACGAGGGCTTCGAGTTCTGGTGCCCGCACTGCGAGGCCGCGGTGTCCTACGCCGCCGTTGCCGCCGAAGGAGCATGACATGGCGTTCGATTCCAGGGGCCTCGACAGCTACATCGACGTCGCCCAGCGCATCGCCGACTTCCGCGAGCGCTACCCCGACGGCAGCCTCCAGCCCCTTGACCCCGCGCATCCGTTCGAGGTGCAGAAGATCGACGGCATCGGCAAGGACGGGAAGCCGTTCATCGCCACGTTCATCATCTACACCGCCGCCTGCTACCGCACCCCGCATGACGAGCGGCCCGGCATCGGCTGCGCGTGGGAGGTGTACCCCGGCCGTACCCCGTACACGCTCGGCTCGGAGCTGATGAACGCCGAGACGTCCGCGTGGGGCCGCGCCATCCTGGCGTCGCTCGCGTCGGATTCCAAGCGCGGCGTGTCCTCCCGTGAGGAAGTCCGCAACCGGGAGGCCGAGCGGGAAGATCGCGGCCCGCGCGCACTGGCCGACCTGCCCCGCAACCGTGACGGGTCGGTCAGCGTGTCCCAGTGCACAACGGAGGAGCTGGAGCTTCACGGGTTCCTGACCGGCGAGCTGCGCGCCGAGCACGATGCTCTGCGCAAGGGCGCCGCGGTCGGCATGAAGCTCCCGAAGGACGAGGCAGTAAAGCTGCGGACGTGCAGCCCCGGCAACCCGTGCCTGGAGGAAGGCTGCCCGCAGTGCACACCTAGCGCCGACCTGTGGACGGAGCAAGCGGAACCTCAGCCCGCGGCTCCGCTTCGCCGCCCAAGGGCTGCCAGGAGCATTCCAGAGCAGATCAATACCTACTTCACCCGCTTCGGCTACACCGACCGGGACGTGCGGCTGGGCATCACCAGGCGGCTCGCCGGAAGAGAAGATCGGCTGCCCTCCAGTAAGAAGCTGACGCCGGATGAGGCCGAGCGCGTGCTGGCGGTGCTGTCCAAGTGCAAGGACCGGGAGGCCCTGGACGAGTACCTGGACAGCAACCAGGAGGTGCTGGCCGATGCCTAGGGACGGCAGGTCGATGCTGTCCATCACCATCGGCTCAGGAGGCGACGACGACTCGCCCGTTGCGCACTTCGGCTGGGTGATCCCGCGTCAGGTAGCTGAGGACTTGCTGGACGGCTTCCGGGAAGCGTTCGGGGCACCGCCAGTGGAAGCCATCGGCACCGTTGGCGGCGCGGTCGATTCCTATGAGCGGTCCCAGCGCGAGGGAACTGCGATCTTCCTTCCGGCCCGTGGGGGCGAAGATGCCTAGGGAAGCGTGGTCGCGCATCCGCGACGTGACCGGCGAGCCGATCGAGATCTGGGCCGACAACGGCGGCGTGTGGCTCGACAGCGGCGGCCTCACCGTCCTGGACGCGGACCAGCGCGAGGCCTTTGCTCAAGCCTGGATAGCCGCCTGCCACAAGGCCGACGAGCAGGTGCGCCCGGTCCCGTGCGGCGCTGTCAGCCCGTACGCCGGGGAAGCCTGCGGCCAGTACGGCGCCCACGGCGAGCACATCGCCCGGGGGCCCGGCGGCGTGGTCCTCGCCACATGGCCGGTGACGGCATGAGCGGCTACGTCTGGCGCGGCACGCCGCCCGTCAACCCGTGTGCCTGCGGGTGCGGCGGCGAGGTGCCCATCGCAACGCGCAGCGACCGGCGGCGCGGCCAGGTCAAGGGCCAGCCGCTGCGCTACATCAACGGGCACAACCACGGCACCAGGAGCACCGTCCCCTCGGCCGCTGAGCGGGGCTACGCCGGGCCCAAGCAGAGAACCCTCATGAGGGCCGCGTCATGAGCCAGCTGGCGTTCGCCGTACTGCCCCCGGGGGCCGCGGAGCTCATCGCGTCAAAGCTGGAGCTGTTCACCAGCGCGCTTGAGGACGCCGCTGCCTGGCGCGAGTCCACCGGCGACGACGAGACGGCTGTGGCCTACCAGGAACTCTCCGCCGCGCTTGAGGAGATGGCCGGTGCCTAGCTCCGCCGTCCCCACCTAGCTCCCGGCGGCCTGTGGCAACCCCCGCTCCGCCACGGGCCGCCGGGTTAACCCCCTGGCGCACGGTGCCATGGGCCGGTTCGAGACCGGCCGCCAGGACGTGACGATGACTAAAGCGACGTGTTACGCGGCGCGTTACGCGGTTGTGACGCCGCGCGTTACGCGATTCCCGCGTTCCGGGGGTGCCTGATGCCCCTTCCGTGGGTGCGTTTGGACACAACGTTTCCCTCCAACCCGAAACTCCTGGCGATGCTCAGCGAGGAAAAAGACGGCTACCGGGCTGGGCTCGTCTACCTCTGCGGGCTCAGCTACTGCGGGGCTCACGGCACCGACGGGTTCATCCCCCGCGAGGCCCTGGGCTTCATCCACGGCCGCCTGTCTGACGCATCACTGCTGGTCAGGTACGGGTTCTGGTGGACTCAGCCCGGCGGGTGGCTCATCAACGGCTGGGAGGAGTTCCAGGAATCCAGCCCCGAGACAAAGGCCCGGCGTAAGCGCGCGCAGGCGGGTGCAGCCGCCCGCTGGGAGGGCCACCAGCCGATGACGAAGGCCGAACGGCAGCGGCGTTACAGGGAACGCAAGGCCGCAAATGGCAACGGAAGCGGTCAGCTCTCTGACCTGCGGATTGTGGATAACCAGGGGGCGTGACGATGCTTGTGACGATGCTTAGTGTCCGTTTTGCCCGTTGTGACGATGCTTAGTGACGGTGCTTGTGACGGTGCTTGTGACGGTGCTTAGCACCATATATGACCTGCGGAAACATGCTTGTGACGGTGCTTGTGACGGTGCTTGTTCCAATGCGCGTGGCATTAGCACGGACGGACGGACGGACTAACGGAGAAACATATGCAGACCGAAGAAAATGTGACGGACCGTAACGCGCTGGCGCGTATGCCAGATGAAGATTTTTCGGCTTTGAGCGCGAACGTTCAGCGGCTCGAGGCCGAGCGGCTGCGGCGCAGCCCGGAACCCGATCTCTTCGATGAGAACTTCCGCCGCCTGCTCAACCTGATCGCCGCCGAGTGCCGCCGCGCGGGCTACCTGCCGCGCAGGTTCCGCCCCGCCGATCCGCCGGATGGTGCCGCGTGAAGGGCAGGCGCAAGGCCAGCGCCATGGACCGCATCCTGGCCTGGCAGCGCCAGATCACCGCCGAGCAGATCGCCCGCGCCATCGAGGCCGACGCCGCCGGGCCCGGCGGCCTGTGCGAGGACCCGTACTGCCCGGACTTCGTGCGGCACGAGGCGAAACGCCAGGCGGCGGCGCTGCCGGTGCGGCCACACCCGGGAGCCGCACAGCCACAGTTCCCGCCGTCACTCCACCTGGTGCTCGGCCTGCCCGGTGGGGGCCTGCGATAAGTGGCGGCCCCGCCGCTGGTGGCACCGGAAGCGGTCAACCAACCCAGGAGGAACCACATGACCACGCCAGGCAGGCTCAGCACCGGCGCAGCAGGCCTCATCACCGGCCCCGCCACGATCACCCACAACACGCCGTTCCCGTGCCCCAACGGCCAGCTCGGCGTCACCGGCGCCATGCAGGGCGTCCTGATGCACACGATGGTGGGCACGCTCGCCGGGACCATCGCCTCATTCAACGACCCGCACCGGCAGGCCAGCGCCCACTTCGGCATCGGCTTCGACGGCCGCATCCACCAGTTCGGGCCGCTCGGCAAGGGCTGGGAAGCCTGGCACGCGATGGCCGCGAACCTGACCTGGTACGGCATCGAGCACGAGGACGGCGGCGACCAGCACAAGCCGCTCACCGACGCGCAGATCACCGCATCAGCGCAGGTAGTCGAGCTGCTGGCCCGCTTCGCCGGGTTCCCGCTCCAGGTCACCGACGACGTGCACGGGCGCGGCTACGGCACGCACGTCATGGGCGGCGTCGCGTGGGGCGGCCACACCTGCCCGGGACCGGGCCCGCGAGCCGCCCAGCGGGCGGCCATCATCACGCTGGCGAAGGCGATCCGCGGCGCTGCGCCGCCACCGCCGCACAAGCCGAAGGTCCCGCCGCGCCGGGAAGAGACGATCATCACGGGCGGCCGCCTGTCCCTCGCCGAGCTGGCCGCGCAGCGCCGCACGAAGCCGATGCACATCCTGCACCTGACGTGCGATCACTTCGGCGGGTTCCCGCCTGAGGTGGCGGCGTGGGGCAACGCGGTGCTGTCCGGTGACGTGTCCCCGGCGGATCCGATGCCCGCGGGCATGCACCTGCGGGTGCCGGTGAACCCGTGAGCGGGGACGATCCGCTGTGGATGGTGTGGTTCATCCTGCGGTGGTCGGTGGCCGGGATGGTCGCCGCCTTCGCTGTCATGACGCCCGTGTTCCTGTTCTGGACCCCGCCGGAACTGATCACCGTCATCATCGGCGGCTGCTTCGTGTACGCCGGGTGGTTCCTCGGCGCATGGTGGGAGACGCGCCGGGATGGCCCTGTACGGCCCCAGGATGGCCCCAGGACGGCCGAACAGGGTCAGGCCGGTGTCACGGGATACCGCGAGCCGTGACGGAACTCAGGGAGGCTTGTGGCGAGCTGTACCGCTGCCTGCCCTTCGCCGCCGCCATCATCGCCATACCGGACACCGCCGCGCACACCCGCGCCAGCGGCAAACCTGGCTCCCGCCCGCCATGGAACCAGGCCAACGCCGACGCCACGTTCAGCGCCATCGCCAAGATCAATGACATCGAGGCCGACTTCCGCTATGCCGTCACCGGCCACACCGGGCGCCGCCGCCCCGCGTCGGAGACGGGCGCGGCCCTGGACGCCATCGCCTCGCTCGGCCATGCCGTGCCCCAGCATCAGGTCCGGGCCGCCGTGCGGGAGCTGGCCGCGAGGGTGCGGGAGATCCGGCAGCTGCCCGCGCGGGACGAGGACGAGCGGCCCCAGCGGGTCGAGGGCGTCGAGTGCCGGTACTGCCATATCTCGATGCTGATGACGCTGCCGAGGGCCGGGATCGTGTACTGCAAGCGCGGTGGATTCGCATGCTGGGATACCAACGGGGAGCCACCGATCGGGCGTGTGACGGTAGGCCGTCTCGGCCCTTGCGTGGAATGGTCAGATGGCCTGGTCACTTAACGGTAAAATGTTCGAATAAGTCCCGGCGACCGCGCCAGCGATCCCGGGACATGGCCACACCTGTTGCGAGGTGCAGCATGCCTGATGCTACCCGTGAGACCTGGAAGCCGGTTCCCGGCTATGAGGGCTTGTACGAAGTGAGCGACCTTGGCCGCGTGCGGAGCCTGCCGCGACCTGGCGGCAACAACCGCACCTATGGCGGGAAGATCATAAAGGGCGTCGTTAAGACGCCCGCGTATGAAGTTGTCGCCCTGTCCCGTAACGGGACCGAGACGCGGTACAGGGTTCATAATCTCGTCGCCCTGGTATTCATCGGCCCGCGACCGCCCGGGCAGGAAGTCCGGCATGGCCCCAGCGGCAGGCTGGATAACAGCCTCGCCAACCTCTGCTATGGCACACGCGCCGAGAACGCGAAGGACAGGGCCCGGGACGGCACCCTGCAGCGGGGCGAGCGGTCCCCGGTCGCGAAACTCACCAACGCCGAAGCCGCAGAGATCCGCCATCGTGCCGCTTCTGGCGAGCTGCACCGCTGCCTGGCCCGGGAGTTCGGGGTCAGCCAGTCCACCGTGACCTATCTGGTAGGCGGCCGTACGTATACCTGACCGCACCCGGATTACGGTCAGCAACTGGCACCATTTACGGCATGCCCGCAACGGTGGCGCTCACCCTCGCCGAAGCCGCCACCATCCTCGACAACCCGCCCATGACCGTGCAGGAGATCCGCGCCCTCATCCGCGTCCTCGGCTGGCAGCCCGACGGCAAGCGCTACAACGGGCAGGTCGGCCACCCCCCGGACACGTTCGAGGCCGGGCGCATCATGAGGCTGCACGCATGGTGGGCACAGCGGCCGCGGTGATGGCAACCACCATGGAAAGCATGATTCAATACGGCCGAGACCTCATGCCCGGAATCAGGGGCTGGGGTCGTTTGCATACCACCGGAGGTCACCATGAGACGCCGGAACCTCCCCGGAACCCGGCACTGCACGGAAGGCCAGCAACCGTGCCCGTAATCCTCGGCATCGCCGCGATCGTCGCCATGGCCTTCTCGCTGCTGCTGCGGCTGGCGGAAGGCCACATCCACGCCGGGGTCATCCTGACATGGCCGACGTTCCTGCTCATCGGCCTGCTGTGCTGGGTGGTCTACGACGTCATCTGGCACCGCAGAAGCGGCACGCCATGACCATGGCCATCGGCGCGGACCCCGGCTGGTACTCCGGCCGCGTAGCCGAACGGCTCGCCGCCGCCACGACCATGCCCGGCCTCGGCTCGCTCGTGTTCTACATGCTCGACGAGGCCGACGCGGAGGCGATCACCGCATGGCGGGAGAACTTCGCCGCGTTCAACGCGGGCATGTCCGGCCACAAGCACCCGCACCGTCCCGGCGTCCCCGGCTCGACCGGCCACGTCGCGCATGTCGGCTCACCTGTGCGTGCGGGTGACGTGCGGCCCGCGTGGGTGGACCTCATCCCCGACCCTGAGTCGGGTCGGCTCAACCTGAAGGTGAGCCTGGACGGGAACGACTTCCGCTGGGTGACCGGCGTGCCGCAGGGTGACGGGCCGGGCCAGTGGACGGTGCAGCCGTGAGCGGGGCCGCCGATCAGATCGCATGGTCGCTCAGGTACATACGGGAGCTTTACGGCGAACCGGGCGGCAAGTGGACGTTCACCGATGGCAGCAACCCCGCTTACCGCCATGGTGGCCCGGATGCCGGGTGGTACAGGCGCACCATGGACGGCTGGCGGCGCGTCAGCGACACCGAGGCCGCGACCGGGCGGTACGAGGACATGCGGCACTTCATGCACGACCCGCGTACCGTGACGGACATGGAGCCGAAGATAACCGTGCGCAAGCACACGGCCTATGTGCCCGTCGCGGTGAATGAGGACGGCGTCCCGCTGTCCCATGGTGAGCCGATGGTGGAAGTCGAGCCCGGGTACTGGATGGACGCCACGGCACTCGCAGAACTCCACGCCGCCGGGCTAGATCACAACTACCAGCCGGTCACCGATGGCCCGGACACGCCCGAGACTTAGCGCCGCAGCCCGCGGCTATGGTCCCCCGCACCAGAAGCGCGTCAGGGCAGCGAAGGCCGCATGGCGGCCGGGCCAGCCATGCGCACGGTGCGGGCGTCCCATCACCAGCCTGACCATGGTCGACCGGTACGGGCGGACCGTCTCCGCCGTCGACCTCGGCCATGTGGACGGCTCGGGCAAGACGGCATACCAGGGGCTCGAGCACCGCCGGTGCAGCCGCAGTGCAGGCGCGGCCATGGGCAACCGGATGCGCGGGCTCACCCGGCAATGGGCCACGTCGCGGCAGTGGTAGGGCTACCGTGGCGGTACCCCGCACCGCAGGAGGACACCATGAGCAACCGAGGCGGCACTGCCAGCGGCCCCAGCTTCAGCAACGGGCCGGACGGCAACGAACTGACAGCAGCGGAGAACGAGCTGTGGGTGGGTGCGTCCGACCCCCGCACCATGGCCATGTTCGGCCTGACCTGACCATGGCAGCACGGTCAGGCAAACGGGGCGGACAGCGGCAGGCTTCCGCTGCCGCGGCACGGCGCGTGGCGAAGCAGCCGAAGGTGCCGCCACCCAGCATGGTCCCGGTACGGAGGGCCAGCCGTGTACGGCGGCCAGGGCACTGACCATGGTGTTCGTCCGCAGGTGGAAGGTACGGCACATGCCGCCTTACCCAGGCCGGGATCAGGTCAGCAACGCATGCCAGTTCGGCCACCATGAAGCCTGCGCCGACTATGAGCAGCCTCTTGGCAGCGCGCCGCAGTGCAAGTGCCCAGCGCACAATGACAGCCGCCCCGAAGGGTCGCACGGCGAGTTGTGCTGGGGAGACATGCGCCGGTAGAGGTAAGGCACTGACCGTGGCACAGTGCCCAGTCCCGGCCATGCCGCAGCAGCCCATGCTGATCATGTATGCCGACCGGGACTTCACCGCCGATGAGATGGCCGATATCGAGCGGCGGTTCGCAGCCGCCATAGCCAGTCGGCAGGTGCCGATCGTCATGATCGAGCCACGCGAACTGATGGATCCGTTCGCATAGGTTCGCCAGGACATCCGTACCAATGCACCGGAGGATGGTCACCTGTTCGGCTGACACCCCTGGTACGGACAGCGGCAGTGCTTCGCTCGCTGCGATGACAGGCCGCAGGCACCACCCACACCACCCCACCGTGGTTACAGGCAGTGACGGTGGTCGGAGGGCCGGGGACTGATGACCATCCGGCTTGAGTGTGCGGGTGTTCGGTTTGTGGCTCTGACCTGCGACGATGAATCGCAATTGCGCAAAACGGACATATTGATGACTCCGCAGCCTTCAGATATTTTTACACCGCGTAACTAGGGCCAGATGGTGACCGTCTGTGACGATTCTCAAGCCCGGCCCGGTCGAGCGCGCCGCGCGTGCTGAGCTGCGCAAACTCGGCTGCTCGGTGCAGTCCGACACGTCCGCGGCGCTGGCGGTGTCGCTGGCCCGCCAGATCGACACCTCGCGCGGCGCGGTGGCTGCCGCTGCGGCTGCGGCGCAGCTGCGGGTGCTGCTGGCCGATCTGAGGGCGGCGGCGGCTGCGGCGAGGCCGGAAAGGGACGCCATCGATGAGATCAGCGCTCGCCGTGCCACCAAGGCCGCTTCTGGGTGACCAGCGGCCGCGCCTGTGGTCGGTTCCGCCGTCTGAGGTGACGGAGGGCCATCGCGCGGCTGACCTGGCGTCGCTGGCGGGCCTGGATCTGGATGACTGGCAGCGCTGGGTGCTGGCGCAGGGCCTGGGCCGGTCGGCGGGCAAGTGGGCGGCGTTCGAGGTGGCCCTGATCGTGGCCCGCCAGAACGGCAAGGGCAGCGTCCTGGAGGCGCTGGAGCTGGCCGCGCTGTTCCTGTTCGATGACGTCCGGCTGATCCTGCACAGCGCTCACGAGTTCAAGACGGCCGCGGAGGCGTTCCTGCGGGTGCGGTCGCTGATCGACGGCCGCCCGGAGTTCGAGCGCCGGGTGTCGCGGATCCGCACGGCGGCGGGCGCTGAGGCGATCGAGCTTCGCAACGGCAAGCGCCTGCGGTTCGTGGCCCGCTCGTCCGGCTCGGGTCGCGGTTTCACTGCTGACCTGGTGATCCTGGACGAGGCGTACAAGCTGGGCGACCAGGAGATGGCGGCCCTCCTGCCGACACTGAGTGCCCGCCCGGATCCGCAGGTCTGGTACACCTCGACGGCGGGCGGCCCGGAGTCGGTGCAGCTGGGCCGGGTGCGTGACCGGGGGCTGAAGGGCTCTGACCCGTCGCTGGCGTTCATGGAGTGGTCCGCCGATGACGGCGACGACCAGGCCGACCCGGTGGTGTGGGCGCGGGCGAACCCGGGGCAGGGCATCCGGATCACTGAGGCGTACATCGCCCGGGAGATGGCGGCGCTTGGCCCCGATGCGTTCGCCCGTGAGCGCCTGTCGATCGGCGACTACCCGTCCGGCGACGCCGGGTCCTGGGATGTCATCGCCGAGGACGCATGGGGCACCGCGGCGTCGCCCGGGGCCCGGATGTGAGCGAAGTAGCGTTCGGCGCCGAGATCAGCCAGGACCGCCAGCACTGCGCGATTGTGGCGGCGGGCCGTGAGTCCGGCGGCTCCCGTGTCCTGGTGGACCTGGTCTGGTATGACCACCCGCGCGGCGCGGTGGCCCGCCTGACGGCGCTGGCGGCGGGTCATGACCCGGTGGCGGTGGTGGTGGATGGCCGGTCGCAGTCGGCGACGCTGATCCGCCCGCTGGCTGATGCGGGGATCGTGGTGATCCAGCCCGCGACGGCTGATGTTGCGGTGGCGCACGGGGAGTTCCTGGACCTGGTGAACGGCGGTGGCCTGGCGCACCTGGATCAGCCGCCTTTGACGGCGGCGGCCCGTGCGGCGCAGCAGCGGCCCCTGGCGGGTGCGGCGGCGTGGGAGCGGAAGGTTGCCGTCGATCAGAGCCCCTTGGTAGCCGCGACGGAGGCGGTATGGGGGTTCCTGCGGTGGGAGGAGCTGGCCGCGCCGGGCGTTTTCGTGATCTAGGACCAAGGGAGTCACCGTGCGCACGTCCGTGCTGATGCTGCTGGGCGCCCTGGCCGGGGTCATGGGCGGCGCGGCGCTGATCGGCGTGTGGGCGCTGGGCCTGGCGATCATCGCTGACTCGGTGGCGGTGGGCGTGTTCGCGCTGCGGCGTGACTTCCCGGCGCCGTCGGTGCGCGATGTTCCCGGCACGGTGGCCAGCGTCCTGGAGCGTTACCGGGCGGCCTCGTGAGGCTGCGGCCGAGCGTTAGGTGAGGGCTGGGCGGCTCAGGGCAGGGCAGGCGCGGACCGCGGCGACGAGGGACGGGGCGAGGCGGGGGGTTGAGCGTTAGGTGAGGTTTGCTGGGGTCGGGGCGGGCCAGGCGGGGTCAGGGCGGCGAGGGGCGGCAAAGGGGGGGCGCGCGGCGGTCCGGAGTGGGCAGCTCAGTCCTCGGTTGCCTCCACGGTGATCACGGGCTGGATCCCCGCGCGGCGCTCTAGCTCGGTGAGCCGCTTCTCGGCTTCGGATTGCCACTGCTCCTGGGAGCGGAGCCGCAGCTCGTTATCGCAGAGCACAAGGTAGACCTTGTGCGCCCAGTCGCGCTGACCCGGCGTCATATCGGTGACCGGCGCAGTGCGCATGAGGTCAACGGCGTTGGTCATCTTCTTGCGGGCCTGGAGCTGGTAGGCGAGGGCGGCGGGCGCGTAGTCGGAGGGCCGCAGCACGCGGTAGCCGACACCGCGCATGTTCCCGAGGACGCGCGGGATGTTCTCGCGGGTGAACTGCTGGTTGCAGCGGCGCACGGCCCGGTGGGCGCGTGCCCGGTCATCGGTTTCGAGCACCTTGGCGATCTCATCGAAGCCGAGGTCGGCTCCGTAGGGCATCTCAACGGCGACGTCGTGGATGACGCGCCACTCGGCGCGGCCGTCCTCGCGGCGGGGTGAGAACAGGTCGGTCATCTTGGCTCCGGTGTCAGGTGAGGGCGAGCAAGGTACGGCGTGACGTGGCATGTGGTGGGACGGACTGGGACGGCTAGGCCCAGGGGGGCGAGGTAAGGGTTGTTACGGGGGGTCGAGGCACGGAGTGTCATGTGCTGGCGAGGCGAGAAGCGGGGAAGCACGACGTGGGTTGGTCAGGTAAGAGCAGGGCTGGCGCGTGATGGCACGGACCGTGTAGGCAAGTGGAGAAGCGGCGTGGCTGGGGATGGTCAGGGCGCTTCAACCAGGGCATCAATAAGCGCGTCATACCGCCCATAGCCCTGGGATCGTGATGCGCCGAGGCCCTCGATGCGCCCGGCGCGTTCCGCGATCTCGGTCAGGTCGCGGACGTTGAGCAGTGATTCGTCCAGCTCGAACGGGATGCGCACCGCCCAGTCACGGAAGATCGGGTACGTCGTCGGTGACGCACCCCCGGTGCCCCGGATCATGCGCGTGAGGTGCCAGCTCCCGGCGTCCCACATCGTCTGAGGGGTGCGCGGCCCGTCGTAGATCAGCGGCACGGCCGGGACGGTGACCATCAGCGAGCGGAGCACCTGCGTCCCGAGGCGGGATGCTTTCGCGGCGGTTATGAGTGACCGGCGCATGTTCTCCGACGGGATGGCGATGCCGTCGATGTCGGGGATGTCGTAGAACGCGCCCATAAACGAGACATAGGCCATCTCCTCGTGCCACTTCTCGGTGCGGCGCTTACTGGGAGTCCCGCGCAGGTCGGCCATTTTCCTGGCCCACGGGTTCAGCGGGTTGGCGAGGTCGACGTTGTGCAGGAGCAGCGGCTTCGTGCCAACTGCCTTGATCGTGATCTGCATAGCAATCCCTGTCAGGTGAGATCGGGAAAGGCGGGGCTAGGCTGGCGGAGCGGGGGACTGTAGCGGTTCGGTTGTACTGTGAAGTCTACCCGAATAAGCCGCGCCAAATAGCGAAGTCTATTCGTTTAGGACGTGGTTTCTTTTGCGGCTCTGGGACCGGCTGATACGCCGCGACACGGGTTTTTGGGAAGGCATGGCGTCCGGCGCTGCCGTGATGACCACCTCCTACGGCTCTCCCGACCGCGAGGCGGTCCTGCCGCAGTTCACCGCCTGGGCGCAGAAGGCCCACGCGTCCAACGCGCCGGTGTTCGCCGCGTTCCTGCTGCGCATGATGCTGTTCTCCGAGGCCCGGTTCTGCTTCCAGGCCCTCGATGACAAGCACCTGTTCGGCAACACGGACCTGTCCCTGCTGGAGCACCCGTGGGGGCCGGACTCCACCTCGGGGAGCCTGCTGGCCCGCATGGAGCAGGACGCGGGCCTGACCGGCAACGCCTACATCTGGGCGCCGCCGGGTGAGGGCCGCCTGGTGCGGCTGCGGCCGGACTGGATGACGATCATCTCCGAGCTGGTGCCCGTGGACGGCGGCGGGACCTACCGCCGCAAGCGCGGGTACTGGTTCGAGCCGCCGAAGGGCGTCACCGGGCAGGGCACCGGCCACCTGGTGCCCGCAGATGAGGTGTGCCACTGGGCGCCGATCCCGGACCCGGCGGCGGACTTCCGGGGCATGAGCTGGCTGACCCCGATCGTGCGGGACGTGGCCGGTGACGACGGCCTGACCCAGTACAAGATCAAGTACCTGCAGAACAGCGCCAGCCCGAACCTGCTGATCAAGTACGCGTCGAAGCTGCAGGACGCCACCGTGGACAAGATCCGCGAGCGGATGGTGGCCCGGCACGGCGGCGTGGATAACGCGTTCAAGACGCTCGTGCTCGATCAGGGCGCCGACGTGACGGTGATCGGAAACTCGCTGTCGCAGATGGACTTCTCCGGCGTGTCCGCCGCCGGGACGGACCGGATCCTGGCCGCGTCGATGGTCCCCGGCGTCCTGGTCGGCCTGGAGCCTTTGCGCGGCGCGGGCAAGGGCTACCAGGAGTCGATGCACAAGCTGGCGGACCTGTGGGCCCGCCCGCAGTGGCGGTCGGTGTGCGGGGCGCTGGGCCAGCTGATCACGGTCCCGGCGGGCAACCGGCTCTGGTTCGACACCGCCGACATCGCCGCCCTGCAGGACGGCGCCCTCCAGCGCGGCCAGACGGCCCTGGTGAACATGCAGGCGGTGCTGACGGCGCGGCAGGCGGGCTACTCCCGCGAGTCGATCCCCGTCGCGGTCACCTCGGGGGATATCACGAAGCTGGTCCCGGACCCGGCAGCGGTGCCGCCCGCGAACCAGCCGGTGCAGCACATGCTCCCGCAGGGCCAGCCTGGCGCGACGGCGACCCCGCTCCCGGCAGGCACCCAGACCCGCCTGCCGACCGGCTCGGTGTCCCCGGGCGACGGCGGGAACAGCACGCGGCCGACCCCGCAGCTGGCCGCCGGGCGCCGCTCGGATCCCGGCGAGCTCGATGACGGCAGCTGGTATGAGCACGACGCCACCCGGGCCGACGGCGGGGACCAGGTGTGCCCGGCGTGCGGCGCGGTGAACGGCCCGGACGCCCTGTACTGCTCGCAGTGCGGCGCTGAGCTTCCTGACGATGAGCCGGACGACGGCACGGACGGCATGGCCCGGTTCAACAAGATGCACGGCGCTCCCGGATCCGGGCACGGCGGCCAGTTCGTCGCGGCGGGCGGCGGCGGGGCGAAGAACGGCACCAAGCCCACAGGCGGCACCAAGACCGCGCCCGCGCCAGCCGGGAACGGGCACAGCGCCGCCGGGCAGAAAGCCGCGCTGCACGCCCAGGCGGCCGCCGACCGGGAGAAGGCCCGCCAGCTGGAGCACGAGCTCCACGTCCTGGAGCACCAGCACAACCTGGCCCACTCGGCGGCGGTGAAAGCGGCGGCGCAGTCGAAGGCCGCGGGCGCGGGGAAGCACGTCGCGCACCACGCGGCGCACCACCGCAAGGCCCGCCGCAAGACGCACCGGGTGCACTCGCTGAAGGCGCGGATCGCGTCGCTGAAGCACCGGATCGCGACCCTGCGGAAGCAGGCCAATGACCTGGACGCGAAGGCGGCGAAGCTGTGAAAGGACCCGGCGATGGCTGAGGAGATCAGCGCGTGGCTGGCCGGGCGGGCGGTATCTGAACTTCAGTTCGGTCACGGGTCGAAACTGTGGAAGTACTGGACCGCAGGTGAGGGCTTCGCGAAGTGGTCCGGCGCCCTCCACAAGTGGACGACCCTCCGCGACCTGCTGCTGAAGGCCGGTGTCCCGGCGCATTCGGTGGATGGCCTGACAACCAACATCATCATGGCGGTCATGCCGGGCTACATGAAACTGGCCCACGCGAAGGAAATGCACGCCGGGCGGGCCGAGATGAAGGCGTCGTCGGTCAACAACCTGCCTGACTCCGCGTTCGCGTACATCGAGCCCGGCGGCAGCAAGGACGCATCAGGCCGCACCGTCCCCCGCTCTCTGCGGCACTTCCCCGTGCACGACGCGGCGCACGTGCGCAACGCGCTGGCACGGGCCCCGCAATCACCGTTCGGGACCAAGGCCATGCCGAAGATCCGGCAGGCCGCCAAGAAACTCGGAGTCGACGTGAGCACTGACACCCAGCCCGCCACCCGCACCGAGTACATGCGGCTGTACCAGCTGGAGGACATCCACATCCTGCGGTCGGCAGACGGCGGCGACGGGCGCACCGTCGAGGCATACGCCGCGGTGTTCGGCCAGGAAGCGGAAATCAAGGATCACGAGGGCCACTACATCGAGGTCATCGAGCCCACCGCGTTCTCCCGGGCGATCGACCACGCGCAGCGGGCCCGCGGCGGGTTCCCCGGCTCGGTGAAGGTTCTCTACAACCACGGCATGACGATCAACGGCACGCCCAGCGAGCGGTTCAGCATGCCGATCGGCGTCCCGGTCGACATCCGCGCCGAGGCGCGCGGGCTGCTGACCCGCACCCGCTACTCCGAGACGCCGCTGGCCGATGAGGTGCTGGAGAACATCCGCGCCGGGTCGATCACCAGCCAGAGCTTCACCGGCCGGATCATGCGAAGCGACCCGCAGCTGCGCCGCGGCGACCGCTACCGCCCCGGCAGCGACGGCACGCTGCGCACCGTGCGGCGCACCGAGCTGGGCCTGCGCGAGTATGGCCCGGTTCTGTGGCCCGCTTACTCCGGCGCCGAGATCCTCGGCGTGCGGATGTCCACTCCAGGTGGCGACCTGGACCCGGACGAGCTTGACGACGCAGACGGCACTCCGCCCGATGACGGACCCGCCACCGGCGACCCGCTCCCCCAGGAGGAGGAGCACTCGGCCCGGTATCACCAGCACGCCCTCTATGTGCTGCGCTCCCAGGAGGCGCGCGAGAAGGCCGGGCTGGTCTGGTAACCAGACCGAAGGAGGCGCGGAATGGCCGCGCTGCAGGATCTGCTCGACGAGCAGGCACGCATTACCGCTGAGCTTCAGCGGATGGAGAACGACCCGGAGACCACTGACGAGGGCGACGGCAACCTGCGCGACACGCTCATCGCCCGCTGGCGGGCGCTGGACGACCAGTGCAAGCCGATCATCGCCCGGATGGAAGAGATCAAGTCCATCACCCGCACCGCCGCCGACCCGGCGAACCGGGAGTCCCCCAACCCCGACGACGGCACCAGCGCCAGCCGGTTCGGCTCCCCCGACCTGGTCATCACCAACCGGCGCGACCCGTACGACTGCCAGGACCTGATCCGCCACGAGCGGCAGATCATGATGCCGCGGGCGGAGATCCGCGGCCGCGGCCTGGACGCCATCGAGCTGGAGGCCAAGCGGGGCAACCTGCCCCACGACCGCGCCGAGGCGGCGACCAGGAAGGCGCAGGATGACGCCGGGATCGCCCGGCACATGCTGCTCTACGGATCGCAGGAGTACCAGGACGCGTTCCGCGCCTACACCGAGGATCCCGAGCATGTCTCCGAGGCCACCCGTGCCGCGCTGACCCTGTCCTCGGGCTCCGTGATGCTGCCCTTCGTGCTTGACCCAACGATCGTGCTCACCAACGGCGCCAGCGCCAACCCGTGGCGGCGGATCTCCAACGTCAAGACCACCACGTCAAATACGTGGAATGGTGTCTCGTCAGCGGGGGTCAATGCGGCGTGGATCACTGAAGGAACGATCGCCACCGACGTCACCCCGACCGTCGCCGCCATCACCGTCACGCCGGTCAAGGCCGCCGCGTGGGTGTACGGCAGCTACGAGCTGCTGGAGGACAGCGACTTCGGCCAGCAGCTCCCGACGCTCCTGGCCGACGCCAAGGACCGGCTCGAGGAGGCCGCGTTCGCGACCGGCTCCGGCGCGGGTGTCCCGCCTGGCGTCGTGCCCGGCGCGACCACGGTCGTCACCACGGCGACCACCACCGTCATCGCCCTCGGCGACGTGTACGCGGTCCAGGCGG